ACTACTGTAAACGATGCTCAGTCTTATATTACTTTTGAAGAATGGATTCGTCGTGTTGCAGGTAGAGGACAACTTAATAAATATATGCCTCTTATTGAGCGTATTATGGATAAAAGTAAACCTCTTAGAGTAGATGATATTAAAACTTTTGTTCAAGTGCAAAAGAACTTCTATTATGATATGATTTATAACGATAAGATTAATACTTATGCTCCTCGTCAAATTAAGAATGCAGAACTTGTTCTTGTACCTAGATTTATTGAAGGTACTGACCTTGAGAAAGTATATAATCTTATGAAAGATAATGGTATTGACCAACTTAATACAGAAGAGACTTCTAAAGCTGGTAAAGCTGGTGTTCTTACTTTATTTGACGAAGAAACTGGTGAAGTTACTGATGCTCATATTCAAGATTTTAATAATCATGTAGAAGATTATAAAGAGACTTATTCTTATAATTTCCTTTATACTCAGCAAGAAACTCCTCAACATATGAATGCAGAAAATAAAGCTGCTATTCAAATTATGAAGAAGATTGTTGATAATATTCCTGATACTGGAACTATTGGAGAAGTTAAGAAAGAGTTTTTTAGACTTTATGTTGCTAATATTAAAGATAGTTTCAATAGTCTTGTTAAAGAACTTAATATTCCTACAAATGAAGATGGTTCTATTAAACTTGATATTAATGGAAATATTGAAGGACTTGATATGAAACTCTTCTTTAATAAGCTTCGTAAAGAATGTCTTCGTCAAGGTCTTGATAGTAATATTCTAGAGTTCTTTACTCTTAATGAAGATAGTCCTTATACTGAACTTGGAAGAGCTAATACTGTTATGCCTACATATATGACTAATATGATGAGTAAAGCTCAGAATGTTTGTCAGTCTATGTTTAATAATGCTATTACTCGTCAGAAGTTGCCTGGTTTTCATGCTGCTCAGGTAACTAATGTAGGTTATTCAAAGCATCTTCGTTATCATCCTAATGGTGGACGTTATATAGAAGTTCTTCTTCCTAAAAGCAACTTTGGTTTTGCTAAAAATGAAGATGGTACTTATAAAGCCAGTGATGAAGAACTTCTTGAACAACTTCAAAGAGCTAAACTTGATACCATTATTGGTTATCGTATTCCTACTGAAGGTAAGCAATCTATTTGTGCTATGAAGGTAGTTGGATTTACAGATGATGCTCAAGGTTCTACTATTGTTGTTCCTGATGATTGGGTTGCTCAAACTGGTTCTGACTTTGATATTGATTCTGTATATGGTATTCAACATAATACGTATATAGATAAAGATGGAGATATTCAGAAAGTTGCTTATAAAGAATCATTTGGTAAATTATATGACGATTATGTAAAAGAACAACTTAATGATGAAGCTAAAGCTAAACTAGAAGAAGCTGTTAAAAATGGAGTTAACGAATCTACTGCTTTAGCTAATGCTGCACAAGAAGGTGGACTTCTTAGTCGTGAAGAATTTAGTAAAGCTAATAGTATTGAAGAAAAGAATAGTCGTCAAGCTCGTAATAATCGTATACTTGATGATATGCTTCATATTCTTCAATCTGATGAAGCTTTTGAAGAGAATACAGGTCAATCTCAATTTGAAGATATTATCAATGCACGTGATAATATTATGAATGATGTTGTTAAGAGTGTTCGTAATGGTCGTAGTTGTTATGATTTTATTGACCAAGCTGAATATCAAGAAGATGTTATGAGTGGTGCTAAACTTAAAGCGTTTAGTGTTACTCGTGATACCTTTGTGTCTATTTGTAATAAAGTTCAACCAACTATCAAAGATGATTATAGAATAACAATTTCTTATGATAAAAATAAATATGACGCTAAAGAACTTATAGATAGATTTGGTGAAGATAATGTTACCACTGATTATGAAACAGAAGATTATCTTGTAACTCATACTACTATTGGTTGGACTAATGATAATAAAAATGTAGACGGACGTATTCTTACTGCTTATAGTTCTGAGACTACAGCTCATATTCTTGATGCTGTAAAGAAAGGTGCTGTACCTAATGTAAATGAATTTACTTTTGCAGTATATAAAACTTTCCCTGATATAGGTAGCAATTATAAGACTGGTGTTGCATTTATGATGCATCCTGCTGTAACACGTATAGTTAATGCTTATAATAAAGGTAAGTCTGTTTATAGTGAAGATTCTGCTCAACCTATAGTTGATGCTCTTAAAGAAGTAGCTGAAGAACTTGGTATTGATACCAGTTCTTTATATTCAGGTAAGATGGTAGTTGAAGCTATTAATGATAAACTTGGTACAGACTATAGTTTTATTAAAAACAATAATATTATTCTTGATGAAAAACAATTAGCTAATGATGTTAAGAATGCAAACAATGTTTCTCTTGCTCGTGAAGTAGAAATTCTTATGGCTTATAATGATATTAATCGTTTAGCTGATGTAATTCAGAAAATTGTAAGAGTTTGTAACCCTGATAAGTTTGGTGCTAAACAAACTATATTTGCTACTAACGAAGTATTTGAAACTATTAAAGATATAAATAATAGCAAACAAGCTAAAGTGCTTAGTAAGAATGGTATTCCTTTCCTCAAAAGTATTTATCCTGGACTTATTAAAGATGGTGTTGTGGATAAAGATAATTACGTAAAAGATACTCATGAATCTGCTTATCCTTCTCTTAATGCTTTCTTAAAGTATGCTTCAGTTACTAGTACTGTAGTTAATAGTATGCTTTTTGAAACTCAAAATTCTGCTTTTGTAACTACTATTAAAGCTCTTAGTAAAATGCTTCCTACTCCTCGTAGACTTACTGAGAAAGAATATAATGATTATGAAAAGTATGTTATTGGTGCTGCCTATAACAATGCTGATGGAATTAGATTAGGTTATACTATCAACTCTTCTACGGGGCGTCTTGAGTCAACTAAAACTAGTGATTTACAAGAGCGTCTTCGTATTTATGGATTTAGTGGTAGCCCAGTATTTCATTTTGATGTTGTAGATATTACTGAACCAACTCAAGATGAAATTGATGCTTGGTCTAAACTTACTCCTGCTCAAAAAGTTGCTTGGTTACAAAGTAAAGCAGAAGATGCTGGTATATTTGGTAAACTTAAAGTTGACCTTCAAGATAATTATCGTGTTGGTAATAAAGAATGTGCTGCTCAATCTATTCGTTTCAATGATGACAATGTAGATACTGAAACTGCTTATAATCTTTTTGAAACTGCTACTAAGAGTCAGAATCCTCTTGTTAAACTTGCAGCTATAGACCTTATTAAATATGCGTTTGTAGTTGAAGGTTTTAAAATGCGTCGTAATGGTATTAATAAGATTATTAAAAATAGTACTCTTCGTGATGATACTTTGTTTGCTAATCAAGATGGAGAACCTACTAGTCTTCTTAGTCAAATTGATACTAATTTTAAACATATAACTTATGATGATTATCGTGATGATTATTTAAGAAGTCATTCTGATAATGGTATGGTTCCAAAGAGAACTGTAAAAAAGAAAAGAGTAGGTAAAATCTGGGTTAATGAACTTAGTACTTCTGATGGAGTTATAACTCTTAATGTTCCTTCTCGTAGAAATGACATTACAGAAGCAGATATTAATGACGAATTTGCTGCTACTAGAACTATTGCAGAAGAGACGGAAATCCGCCCCGTAGAAGATGTAGTAGATAATAAACCTCAAGTTGCTCAGGATAAGACTGTTGCTCCAGATGATACTAAACTTGCTGTTAAGTATGGTATTTATAATGCTTGGACTGATAGAGTTAATCCTTATGTAAAACTTACTTTTAAGAATCGTGGTGTTAATACTACAAATCTTTATAAGACTGTTCGTTATGGTGATATAATATTTGCTTATCCTGTTAGTATGCTTGAAGAAAACGAACATGGTATTGTTTCTGTTAATCAAGCTAATAATACTCTTTATAGTGAGATGTATTATAGAACTATTATTGATAACAAACTTCAAGGTAATCAACTTACTAAAGAAGAAGCAGATACGCTTCGTAAAGAATACGCTAACGAAAGAGCTATTTCTTCTAAAGGTAGAGTTAATACTGGTTTTAATATTAATAAAGATAGAACTACTGGTGATATAGGTGGTGCTCGTGATGCTTATAGTAAAATTATTAATCTTATTAAGAATAACGTTAAAGGTGTTCAAATTATAAATAATAGTTATCTTTATAATCGTGTAGGTGAAGGATTTGGTAATTTTCAAACTATTCATGATATAATTGACGGTAATGAAGTTACTAAGAAAGTTGCTTTTGCTAAAGAAACAAAAGTAATATTTGATTCTGAAGGTAAAGTAATTCCTTATCCAGTTAAAGTTGTTCAGATTATTCCTTCTACTAACGATAAAGAAAGTACATCTGTTGAATATAATTTTGATATGTTTACTGATATTAATCGTAGAGCACATGAAGGTGATGTTAATGCTTATCGTGAAGTTCAGTTTATGAATAATAATGGTTTTGAGAATGTTAGTACTGATTATACAAATATGTCTCCTAAACTTTATGAAGCTATTGATAGATTCACTAGTGCTACAGCTAAGAAACTTATCAGTGATGCTGACCAATTCTATAAAAAAGAAGATGGAACTTATGCTTCTATATTTGCTCCTGAAACTATAGAAATGATTCGTAATAATCCTAGCGAACAAAGACGTTTTCAAAAGTTACTTCTTGATACAGATAGTCTTATTAATAAATATGGTACTATATTTGATGTTGTAGTTGATGAAAATGAGAATCCTGAAGTAATTGATTTCATTAATCACATTAAGAAAACTATTGCAGATTTACGTAACAAACTTAATCTTAGTACTCTTAATGAAAGATTTGCTAGAGAAGTTGTTGCTAAATGGTCTAATGACCCTAATATTCAAAATGGTTTAATTGATATTTGCAATGGTTATCATGCTGTTACTTGGTGTGATGCTTGGATTGGAGATTTACAAGATACTGGTAATAGTCTTATTCAAAATATTAGCAAACATATAGTTGACGATATTAATGCTAAAGATATGCAAGCTGCTAGAGATGCTCGTGAATTTGAAAAAGCTATTAAAGCTCTCGGTCATATAAATTGGGATAAACTTGTTGATAAGAATGGTAAACTTATTAGAGATTATAATGACAAATTTGTTGAAGATTTAGATGCTCTTAGAAATAAAGTAAATGAAGCTCGTAAAGATGTCATTAATAATCCTATGGCTTATCTTAAAGCTAAGCATGAATATGATGCTTTTAAGATTGCCCATCTTAATCAAAGCTTTAAGGATGAATATTATAAAGCTATGTACGATAATGATGATTATATGCTTAATACTGCTCCTACTATTTTTGCTGAATATACAAAACTTAGAGAGCAAATTAGAAATATTAATCGTCTTCGTATTAATGGTGTTCTTAGTCCTGAGAATGAAGAACAATATCGTAAACTTAGAAGAAGTATTAATCAACTTGAGTCTACAATAAACTTTGATGATGGTACTGAGAAACCTATTTATGATGAAACTAATCCTATTCCAGGTACTAAAGGTTTCGATGAAGAAGGTAAACCTATTATTGTAGATAAAGCTAAATATGATGAAGCTGTATTAAATTCTCAAGGAGCTGCTATGAAACTTACTCAATATCTCAGACGTAACCGTGATATTAATGAAGAATATAATGATACTCGAGTTAAGGATAGTTTTGAAGAAGAACTTGATAAAAGACTTGATATTATTAAACGAGCTGAGAAACGTGATGCTTTTGGAAATAAACAAGTTTCTGATGAAGTTCTTGCTAATGACGAAAAGTATCAAAGAGCTAAAGAATGGCTTGAACAAAATGCTACTTGGCATGTAGACCCTAAAGTTAGTGATGAAATTGCTGTAGCTTACGGTATTCTTTCTAAAGGTAGAGCACAGAAGAATAATCAAATAACTTATAAGGCTAAACTTATCAAAATTAAACTCGCTAATGGTGAGAAAGTTTATGATAGTAAAGGTCGTATTCGTGGTGATATATTTAGTGAAGAAGAACAAGAAGCTATAAGAAAAGATGAAGCTGGTCGTTATAATAATACTATTTATTCTGCTGGTAATGAGCAAATATTAATAAATAATGCTCCTGAACAAAAGCAAGCTCTTCCTGCTGTAGTACAAAGAATGCTCACTTCTAATAGCAAAGAAGGTAAAGCTAATGTTGAGTATCTTAAATTAGTTAACGAAGTTAATGAAATTCTTCGTCCTTATTATGATACTACTAAGAAAGAAGTTAATACTATTACTGATAGACATCAAATTAGTATTGAAGAACTTCATAAACTTGCTGATTTGTATGAGAAACTTCGTAATACAAAGAAGACTATAGTTAACGAAGATATACCTGGTAATGGTTCTGCTGTTGGTAGTTTTATTCGTAAATTTATGCATACTGAATATAGTTCTAAGTTTGATATTGAATACAGTAAAGCTAAAACTATTGGTGGTGAATATCTTAAGGCTTGGGAAGATGCTAATATGGAATATGATTTTGCATATGACGAAAAAGGTCATATTGTTAAAGATTCAGATGGTAATTATGTATATGATAAATCAGTTCGTCTTCCTAATCGTTTTCTTTATGGTACTCTTACTCTTAAAGATGAGTTCTATACTGGTATGAAGAATCAGAAAGTAGCTAAAGATTTGAGTAAAGAAGCAGAGATTAAAACTAAAGCGCTTGCTACTATTAACGAATATCTTGAAACTACTACAACTCCTTATTATAGTGACGCTATGGCTAAAGCTAGAGCTAAAGGTAAAGAAGAGTTTGATAAATGGTTTACTCGTAACCACGTATGGAATGTTTATACTCATAAGTTCGACCCAATAGGTATTTGGCAAAAGACTAGTATTAAACCTAATTATGCTAATGGTACTTGGGCTGCTAATTATAATCAGTTAGATATTGTTCCTAAAGAAGAATATCGTAATCCTGATTATAAAGAGAATACTACTCAAGCTGAGAATTTTAAACGTGGTATAGACGACGAAAAGTATATTAACAATGTAACTCTTAGTGACACTGAAAAAAAAGCTAAGAAACTTATTGAAACAACATTAGATAAGATTGTTAGAGATAAAGCTAGTCGTCGTATTATTAGTCAAGGTTTTCTTCCTATTAGTGCAAAAGAAGCTGACCATGATATTAAATGGTTTGGTAAACAAATAGCTGAATTTGCTGGTTGGAATGCTAATATTAGTTCTGTTGGTAAGAATAGTCTTCATGCTGATATGAGTTATTCTACTGATAAAACTCCAGTACTTCCTATGATTGGTAGAGAATTTACTAATAAAAATAGTGAAGATATTGATAAAATTAAAGCTGCTGAACCAAAGAGAGACCAATATACTACTGATGAAGAGTATAATAAAGCTATGACTGAACATAAAGCTAGAATTGATGCTGCTGAAAAGAATAATAAAGAAATACATCAATCTCTTGTTAATAGAGATTTTATTTCTAGTATTAGTCAGTTTATTAGACTTGCTGGTCATCAAAATGCTGTTCAAGATAATAAGTATCTCTTCTATTATGGTCAAAATATGATTAAAGCTACTCCTGTACTTGACGATAATATAGGTTTTAGTAATCTCAGAAAAGATATTAATAGAAGTACTAGCGATGTTACTCGTTATGCTGAAAAGGCTTATGATGAAAGACTTTATGGTCAGTTTACTAATTGGGGAAATAGACTTATCTATGATAGATATAAACTTCCTAATAATAAACTTACTAAAGCTGCTAATATTGCACAAAGTCTTACTAGTGCTAAATTTATGATGCTTAATATTACTGGTGGTATTGGTAACGTTACTGTTGGTCGTAGTGGTATTTTTGCTGAACATATAGCTAAATCTTACTTTAGTACTGCTGCTTGGAATAAAGCTAAAGTGATGTGGTATGGTTCTTCTTTGTCTTTTCTAAGAGGAATGACTAGAGAAGATAGTACTAGTCTTGCTGATGCTATTGTTAAATTTATGAATGTAGTAGATTTTGACGAAGTACTTGGTAGACCTACTGGTAGCTTTAAAGCTAGTGATGCTATTAATCGTCTTAGAAACCTTATGTATTCTCCTAATGCTATGGGTGAACATCATATGCAGAATAGTGCTATGTTTGCTATGATGTTTGATAATAGAATTGTTCCTGTAGATGATTATCAAAATAAAGGTAGACTTCCTTATCAAGCTATGACTTGGTCTCAATATAAAGTTGCTTCTCACGAAGAAGCTATGAGACAACTTATTGCTGGTACTCCTCTTGCTGCTCAATTTGAGAAATTTGTAAATGATATAAAGTCTGACCCAAATCAACTTAAAGAATATGCTAGAGGAAGAAGAGATTTAGCTAATGAATTTAAGAATGTTTTCCTTAATAACAAACAAAGTAAAGAGTTTGTTGCTAAACGTAAAGAACTTGAAACTAAAGCTAAGAAGCAATTTGAAGCTAATCCTACTCTTATGGAACAGCTTGATTTAGTTGATGGTAAACTAGGTTTTAAAGATGGTTCTCTTATGGAACAACTTTTTAATCAAAGTACTAACGGAGAAATAAACGATGCTTATGCTCTTCTTGGAGAGTTCAAAGGTAAAGTTATTAGTGTTAATAAAGAGATACATGGTGTATATGATAGACTTGGTGCTGCTCAACTCGAAAAATATTGGTGGGGTAGTCTTGTTATGCAATATCATAAACATATATATCCAGGTATTCTTAAACATTGGAGAAGAAAAGGTTATTTCAATGAACAAACAGGTGATAATCGTGTAGGTTGTGGTCCTGCTCTTATGGATTTCCTTACAATGCCTATTCGTCAATATAACGAAAGACATAAACTTTTAGATGATAAACAGCTCGAAGCACTTGAAGGTACTCAAAATCTTTTTGCTGCTTATGTAAACTTTGCTGAGAATATTCGAGTTAACTGGGAAGCACTACCTGAATATCAGAAAGCTGCTATTCGTAGAACAGCTGGTGATATATTTGGTGCTTTATCTTCTATTACGGTTGCTATTGGTACTAATATAGTTTGGGATGATAAGGATAAAGATAAAATGCTTCTTCCTAATCTTATGCTTTATAGTGCAGACCAACTTGCAACTGAAAGTATGATGTATAATCCAATATTCCTTCCAAATAATGCTAAACAGCTTTGGAGTTCTCCTATTGCAATGATGAATATGCCTAATGATATTATCAATAGTCTTAATCTTGTAGCAAATGCTATGTTTGATGATGAATTTGATTATAATTATACTACTGGTCGTTACAAAGGTGAGAATAAATTTAAAGTTAAACTTATGAGACAAGTTCCTATTTATAGAGCTTATAATAATCTTGCTACTCTTGATAAGAGTAATAGTTATTATCATTATGGTCAAAATATACTTGGATTTGTTCCTACATCGTTTGATAAATAAACCGCCCCGTAAAGGGTATTGTTAGTGGCATTATACTAATAAGAATTAAATAAAACCTTTATTTGTTGGAGATATTAATATTATTACTATCTTTGCAACAGATAAAGGTTTTCTTATATGTCATATAGATAAATTTTTTAGTTTCACTACTAAGTATATGCGGAAATTATTGCTCTATGGTGTAATGGTAGCACTACAGTTTTTGGTTCTGTCAGAGCAGGTTCGAGTCCTGCTGGAGTAACAGATTATATTATATGAATTGTTAGTTGTTTAGTTAGTAATCGGTTTATTTGGGGAATGTGTGAAATAAGAACTAGTGAGTTCTATTCTTTTTATTATTTTAATTTGGCAATGTATAAAATAAATCTAATGTAGCAGTAGATAGTCGTGATGATTATCTACTGCTTTTTTTTTGTGCTAACTAAAATGTGTCATAATGTGTTGCTTGCCAAATATAAAAAAAAAGAGTAACTCAACCTCACGGTCAAGCTACTCAAGTCAATGCTATAAATTGTGTGAATGATGTTACAACCGCTGCTGTAACAGATAATAAATAAACTATTCTAAACATTTATGTATTATGAAATCTAGTAAGTATTTCATTTAATATTTTAATTTCTTCTGTAAGTGATTAAAATGTTTAGTCTGTATGATTAATCAAGTATGATAATTAAGTTGATTAGAAACAAAATAAACTGGGTTGTGGGAGTTTCCCACGGCTGACATAGTTTAATCTCTTATGCCAGGAGACCGAAATAAGACGACTAAGTATAAATAGTTAATTGAAATAGACCCACTTTATTTTGCTTCTAATGAACTTTGATGTTACGGCTGAACAATTATTCAGGAGATGAAAATCACCCTCACATAGAGGATTTCAAACTATTGGATGTGCCATATAGCTCAACTCATTCAAGAGGAGCTTTAATTATATTACCATTTGCATCAAGATAAATAACACTATCTGTATCATAACCATCATTAGTAGTATCAACATCTTGTATCTCGTAGTAAGCATCATTAATTCCACAGGAATCTGTTGTATCTACAAGTCTTGCTTTAGGAGCATTCTTTCCGCTATTATATGAACACGCTACAAGAATAACTGTTATAACACTTAATACAATAATAATATTTTGTCTATGTTTGTTATAATTTTCGTTCATTTGATTTTCTATATAAAAACTCCTAGTACTTTCACAAGCACTAGGAGCAAGAACTTTTAATTTAAAAACTATGAATAATTATCAACTATTTCAGATACAAATCTATGTATCTTTGAATACAATTCACATGTGTACTACCAATAAACTTGAAAGTTACTTCATCATCTTCAAGAAATACTGTAGTAGGATAATCATAAGCTTTATACTTATGAATTAATCTTTTAGGAAGCTCTGTAAAATCTTTAATTTCAAGAGCTATTTCTTTAGATGATTTAGCAATAACAGTTTGAGTATTATTTATTGCTATAGAACAACCAAGACAATTCTTAGTCGTTATTATCAGGATTTTTCTTTTCATGTATCTCAGCTACTTTTTCATAATAAGAACCATCAGGAGTAAAATGAACTCCTTCATTATTAAGAATAGTCTCATAATCCTTTGCTACATTCTTTAAATCTCTAAGAAGTAAAGCAAGATTAGCAAAAGTTACTTTACCAACTTTATCACTATTCTTAGCATTTTCAATAAACTTAGCTACATTATTAACTTCAATAGCAGTATTAGCGTGCTGCTTAATCATTTCTGATACCCACTTTTTCATATTGTTTATTATTTAAATTATTAATTACTTCTTTGCTGTAGAACCAAAAGCACCATCACCTCTATCAGTTGTGCCAAGGTCTTCAAGTGTCTTAACTGTCTCAAAACTAATTTGACGATGATGAGGAACTTCAAATTGTCCAACAACATCACCAATTTCAATAGGCTTTGGATTATCAACAATAGGTCTAAATACAATAAAGAACTCACCACGATAACATTCATCACCAGTCATTGGCGAATTAGCTACAACATAGCCCATTTTAGTAATTCTACTATTAGGACGACAAGTAAGAGAATCTCTATGTTCAAGAGCTACGTGAATACCTGTTCCACATTTAATACGACCATCATCTGTCTTCTCAATAGAAGTACAAACTACATCACAACAAGCATCAGTAGCGTGACCACCAAAACCAAATTCCCTATTATCTTCCATATAATGAGCATACTGAGGAATTTGAGCTTTAACTTTAGGGTCAAGCCAAATTTTAACTGGAACAAAATCAATAGCTTGACGAAGAGCTTCTTTAAGTTCTTTTTCTGCTAGTACTCTGTTCTCTGGAGTTTCTTTAAAAGCATTTGCATAATTAATCATTGCATCTGCAATACGATTACTTAATTGACTCATAATTTAATTATTTTGATTATTATCTTTTATAATAGTATCTCTATGAAACAATGCAAAGATATGTATTATTGGTAATATAACCAAAAGTTTTAATAAAACCTAACTACTAATATCTTCTACGGGGCGGCTTTAACTGCTTCTAGTATTCTAGCACTAGTAGTTGCTCTATTCTCCCCGTAAAGAAGTTTATCAAAAGTTATATAGCATCATTCCTAATGATGTTACCCAATCTTTAGCATCATCTTTGTTATCAAATACTAATTCTTCAGGAACATTAGGAACACCTTTAGTTTCATCAATCATAATAGTGTAATTTACAACACTTTGATTATTATTGGCATAACTAGTAACTGCACTAATTGTACCAACAAAGAATTTACCACTGATATAACTAAAAGCTAGTACCTCATCACCAACTTTGTAATGAGGTACTTTAAATTCATTTTCTTTTCTACCAAAATTAACTTGCATAAGCCATAACAGAATTAAGTGCTTTATTCATATTATTATTTGCACTACCCCATACTAGACTATTCATACGTTTCTCACCTTCAAGATTAGCAACGTTACAATAGAAACCAGTTACAGCATTATATGCTCCCCAAGCTGTACCACAAATATCTTTCTGACCAATACCATCATTATAATAATCCATCATATTATAAAGTTGATTAGCTTTACGAGAAGATATTTCAACAGCTTCAAGAAGTCTATAATCACGAGCGACAAGTCGAGCATAACCTCTATTAGGGTCATACTGATTAATTCGTTCAATTTCAGCAGGAGTAAGTTGTAATTCACAAAGATACTTATAAACTTCTTCATCACTCATCTTAATAGTAGTAAGATGACGATAAAGTTCTTGAGCATCTAAAGCGTGTGAACAAGCAACTTTAAGTACTTGAGCACCAAGTTCAAGCTTCTCTTTTACAGACTTAGTATGTCTAAGTCTAATATGACAAGAAGCTTTATCTAAAGCACCATTAAGCATATTAGTACATATAACACGAACAGGAGTAATCATAATATCTACAGATGAACCACCATCATGTCCATTACTAAACACAAGATAATTATCTATAACATCTTCTCTACTTACAGAAGTTTGTACTGGAAGTTTAGCACTAACATATACTTTCTCTCCCATATTAAGACAAGCAGCTTTATCCCAAACTGCTTTACCTTCGCCAATAGCATTATTAAAGAAATTAAAAGCATCCATATTTTGAACAACTTCATATTTATCTTTAACTATACCTAAAGGATAATTGCAGTCTGTACGATATGTAGCATAAGCATTAGCACACTCACGATAAATATTACCATCGTGTACAAAAGCATCTTCTCCTAATTCATTGTTACTGCCTATTCTAAAAGGCATTTTACCTACAAGTTCACACTTTTGAACAGACCAATCAAGACCTGCTTTCTTCATTACATCTTGTGCAGTTACACAATCAGATACATCTTTACCAATAGCCCAAGGAAGACCACCACGATTAAATTTACTCATAACTCAGCGTTATTAAATTGTTAAACATTGTATTTTAAAAGTTACATAAAGCTACAGATTCTTCATCAGCTTGAATATCTTCTATATCTATTTCACTAGCTATTTCAGAAATCAACATAATAACAGGTATATTACCATATTCATTTAAAGCATTATTTAACTTTTCTATTACTTCACTAATTCTCATTGTTATTAACTTGTTAAATATCAAATTAATTATTTCTAATCATCATCATGAAGAGTAGGTGTAGGAGGAAGATTTTCTTGATTATCTTTACTTTCTCCTTTATATTCAGGATTCAAATCCTTAATGTCCCACGTATCACGTAATACGTTTGAAACAGTAACTTCTACACTAACTATATGTTTCTTTAGTTTTTCTCCATTATATGTAAGATATGAAGCAGAAGTTGTAGCATCAGACAAATCTTCTGCTAAAATATTGATATTAAGAAAAGTATTAGCTTTTACTTTAATATCTGTTTTAATTAAATATACACTATACATAATATTACTATTTATTTAATAAGACTTTATGTTTATACAACCTAGCGTAGAATCATAATCTACGCTAGTTGCATATAAATCATCAATCATTATTTGACAGTCTCCATTAGTTTCTTGAAGACTATTAAGCTTTTTGATTAGTTCTGAAGCTCTCATATTATTTAATAGTTAAATTATCGTTTTCAACAACTTCAGCAATATTGGAAACACAACCATCATCTTTGATTTTAACTTTCATAAGTTTCTTATCGACACTAGGTTTAAATTTCCAACCATCACGATTAACAGCTCCGATATTAGTCATAAGCTGATAACCATCACCCTTAAGAAGGTCTGTAAGTTTAACTGGAACAGTAACCTCAATATTAACATCATCAAGGTCTTCTATTTCAATTTCACTACATTCGTAATTACCAGAATCTTTAGCAGTATTAACAATAGCATCAAGTAATGCTTGTTCATCTACAGAAGAATTTTGGTTAAGAGTACCGGTATATATACCATTAGCAAAAGTTACTTTAAGCATATCATTAATAGCTTCAAGTTTCTTACTATTAACTTCAATAGTTTCACTTTTACGAATACTTACTTTACCAGTACCCCAATCAATCCATTTCTTACCTTTCTTATCTTCTTTACCATACTTTTTAATAGCAAAGAGAACAAGATTAGTAAGACCTTTAATTGTATTCTCTTTAGACTTCTTAAGTTTAGCAAGTCTATCAGTCTCAGACTTAATAGCAAGAATATCAGCATTCAAATTATTAATAAAGTTAGTTATATTCTTAACTTTATTAGTCATTTCTTGACCATTAATTTCAAGCTTTTCTTCCATTTCTGGAGTTATTTCTCCACCTGCTTCTTCAATCTCGTCATAAAGAGAATACAATTCTCTATCAATATCGAAAATACTTTTTGACATATTGTTTAATTATTTAATTGTTAAATCTACATCTGCTCTATGAGTAATTTTACCATCTTCAACAGTAGAATAATTACGACCTACAGTAACACGAACTTCAACTTCAGGATTAGCTACTTCAAAATCACTAATCAACTTGAGAATATCATTCTCTAAAGTCTTTGCATTCTTCTTAACTTCATTAATTGTCTTTTCCATAATTTATAAGTTTAAATGAGTTTCTAGATTATTTACTACACACAAAGGACATTCATCAGTTAGCATAAATGCAACTTCAGCAGAACAATAACCGTTTGATTCAAGCCAATTTGTAGCTTTTTCGTTATCGTCAGCAGCAGTTTCATTTTCTGCAAAATCTTCAGTTACATCGGCAACTTCGATTTGTCCCATATTATAATTTAAAATACTTATCCACATAATTATTCAGGATATACTTGTTTAACTAATTGTTTTGCTAATTCACTCATCATAGGATGAACTTTACCACTAACTTCACTACTACGTAAAGCAAGCCAATGTTCCCAATCATCAACAAAAGCAGTATGAACTACTTGAGTTTTAGTATTAAGAGGAAGGATTTCTCTAGCTTGTTGTGCAGTCCAACCAAGTTCACGAGTTTTACGATAAACTAAATCACAAATTTGAAGACCATAAAAGAACCAATCTATAGCATTCCAATTATCTGTATATTGTTCTTCAATAGTTTCATCATTGAATATTTCATTATCATTAAAGAAACCTTCTTTATAACCATGACCATCATTTTCAGGGTCAACTTCTGGAATCCAAGGAAGTTTAGCAACAGTTATTCCATTGCCAAATTTACCTTTGTCATAAGCACAATAACGAGTAGATTCTTCTGCAATACTATTAACTCTATGACGATTAAGTTCACGACTAGCACCAATATCTGTTATAAAACAAATAGTAGTTCTTGGCATATAATAAGGACAATTAGGTGTATTATCTATAAATTCAAGTTCATCCATCCAATGATGTTCGATAAGAACTCTCATATTAGTAGTTACATAAATATAACCTTCGTGTTCTCTAGTTCTACTATATTGATTGTGAATAAATCTAGTAGCTTGAGCGGCAGCTCTAGCCATAAATAAAGGATATTTAAGATGAACTGTTGCGTGTTCACATACACTAAGATGACATTTTATAATATCTTTAGTATTATAAGATTGATTACCAACATCGTTACCTCTAAACAAAGTTCTAACTAAGAAACCATAATCAGTTTCTCCATTATCTTTTGGAGTTGATTGATAACAAACACGAGCACATCTAGCTATATGTTTCCAAATAGAATCAAGAGAATAATCATCTTGTTTCCAAAATTCAACACTAGGATTTACAACTTTAATCATATTATTTACTTTTTACGTTTAACAAAATCTTTTCCATTCTCGTAATCTTCAGAAGTCATAGCAATTACGTTTTCTTTATGTTCACTAGTAACAGGAATTTCTTTATTATCAGAAGATAAATTATATACATATCCATCTTTGTCTTTACAAAGATTTTCAAAACCGTAAGCAGCTATAATCTCATTTGTTACAATTCGTTTACTACTTTCTTCGATAAGAATAAGTTTATCTGTTGCAACAAGATTAGAAATATCAATGAAAGATTTCTCTACACCCCCCGTAAAAGGTATTGTAGGTTCATATCCACAATCACTAGCTTGCCAAGCTAATAACATATTACAATAATTACCTAAATCTTGAATAGTATCAAACATAGTTTCATCTTCAACATTAGCATTACTGTAACCTTGAAAATCATCTTCAATAAGATGAATCAAACGATTAGCTTTATCGTATATTCTAGCTAGACCATATCTATAGCCTAGTTTATCACAACCCTTATTGAAAGCATTACCATAATCAGCATTCTTTTTAGCCATAAGATTGAGCGTCTTATTTTGCTGGTCACGTAAAGCAACAACTTCAGGAGTTACAAGATGTTTTGGAACTACTCCACTAAGAGCAGCTTTCCAATAATTTAAATCACTTTCTGTCATAACTAATTAATTAATTAATACTTATAAGTCTATTTTCTACACACCAATTAAAAGCTATTTTAATAGCTTTTTCTGGAGTGTCAGCTTCAAAATCTTTAATAGTACAAAACTCATCATTAACCCACATTACAGCATATTCATTATCACCTTCGTGAACTAATATTGGTTTTGAACCATTTTTATCAACAACAAAATTATCTGCTTTATCTATTATATTAATAGAAGGAAGCAAAGTAAACATTACTATTGCTTCTGCTAATTGATTAACATTAACTACTACCATAATTATTATTTATATTTTACTTTACATTTCGTAGCTTCAATTTCTCTAATAGAATTGTCACTAATTAAACGAACAATATAAATAGTTTTACATTTACTAAAAAATCCTGGTTGTTCGTGCCTAACATCAATTACTTCTCCAGTATAAGTATCAGTATAATCATTTATAGAACATTTATCTCCATACATATCACAGTCAGCTTCATATCCGCCAACATCTACTTCTTTCCATTCTACTATCATAATTATTTTATTAAGTTAAATATCTGTCATTCCCACAGCTTCAATAGTTTTTCCACTATGCAAATGAATTAAATGATTTTCCATACATTCTTTAGTGCTTCTATTTAGAGGAAAATTGAGTTTATCTTGCAGATTATAATATCTAGCAAAATCTTTAATATCATCAAACCATAAGGTATGACAACCTATACAGAACTTCCATTCTTTATAGCCTAATTTCTCACGTTCATAATGCCCATATTTAATAAGGTCAACGAACTTATCTTCATAAGAAATACTTGAAACACAAAATGAACCAATTTTAAATTCATCACGTTTAAATCTAAATATAGTTTTACCACTAAGAATATAATTAGTATAAAGCTGATTAAATACATTAATAGCAGTTTCAAGAGGAACTAATGCACCACGACTAGTTTCAACCCAATTAGGTTTACCTGGTTTAAGTCTAAGCTGAGTATTAGGAAAATTATCACTATATTTAGTACGTTCTACTTGTTTAATAGTCCTAGTACTATGGTCTGCATAATAATCAATCCATTTTACAACTTTATTTCTATTACCATTTCTCCAATCAGAAACAGTATTACATTTTACATCTTCAGCATTTTTACGATTTAGTTCTGCTTGTTTTTGAAATTTCTTAATTTTAGCTTCAAAAGCTTCTTCTTCAACTTTATCTTTAGCTTCTACTTCTGTAATATATTCATCAGACCATTTCTTATTAAGTTCTTTCCAACTAGTACCTTTATGAAGACAGAACTTTGTATAGAATCTACATTTTCTAATATATTCTTTTTCTTCATTATTAAATATACTATTATTAAGAATTGTATTAACAGAAGGAAAAGGAATTTTACCATAACCGTGATAATAAGGTTTATCAGATAATGGTTTACATTTAGGAATAAATTTATACTTAGCTACAAGTTCATTAATTTCTTTATATAAATCATCTCTACCGATAGCAGTATAACTATAAGTACCAATTTGTTTACTTACAGTATTAAGAACTTTAAATTCGTCTCTAAATGTAGTAAGATACCTAATAATAAGAAATTTCATATACATATTAATAAGTATCTTTTTATTCTTCGGATTAGTTATATCATAAATAGGAATACTTTCATCCGTTTTATAAATAGTATAGCCTTTTGGAAGTCCTTTTTCTATTTCCCAAAAATATTCATTAGTTTGTCTAATTACAGCAATCTTTCTTTTACGGTCAATAACTGCCATACAACTATCTTTAAGTCCTCCGCACCAATCTTCATTATACCAATGTTCTTTAATATAATCAGGAGTAAGATTTTTACCTAGACTTTTTCCTCTATGAAAGAAATAACCATAACCAAAACAATAGCAATGATAATTACTATCATACCAACCAGGTTCATCACGATGAATACCTTCGTGAATACCTGCATCTTTAGTAAACACGTGTTTAACTCTTTTCTTAGGTTCAGCACCTACTTTATTTTTAGTCATAATTTTACTTTTAAATGTTTTACAATAAATATATTATTCTAAATTACATGATTGCGAATAGCATAATAAAGAAGCGTTAAAACTCCTATTATTATATAAGGTATAACAAGTACCAAACAACCAAACCAACCACTATTGTAATCTTCATTAGTCATACTATTAAGTTATTTAATATTTTAATTTTGTTTCTAACGAATTGAATTTAGTTATATGAATAACTAATAAGCAGGCATAGTAAAGCCGCTCACGTTGAAAATAAAGTGGAAATCAACCACATCTTCTACGGGGCGGCTCTAGCAATTTAATGTTATATGTTCAATTGATACACTTCACCATCAGGTTGAGCATCAACAAGTTTAACTTCAACATTAGTATCTACAGTCATAGAATTAAGAATAGAATCTTCAATAACTTCTTTAGGAACAGAAACTTTCAATCTACCATAATTATCTTTATTAGGTATTCCAAATTTACCATCAGTATTATTCATACTAACAGCTAGAAAATAATCATTTCGTTTATATGTCTCGTTCCATCGTTTAACAAACTTATAGAACATTCTAAACTTTATTTCTCTACTACATAATCTTCTAAACTTTGGTAAATACCAAGTTTTATGTTTATCTAATTCTTCTTTTACATTATCATAAGCGTTTAAATTCATTGTTATATCTATTTTTGAATGTCTATTAACTTACAATGGAATGGCACATTCTTGACTCCCGACCTTTCTCGAAACTCACAAGTTGCAAGTTTACCAATAAAATCTTCTTTATGTTTAAGAATATATTCTTGTCTTGAATGGTCAAAATTACCAGTAGCTTCAAATAGTTCATCATTAATATCATTTCTAAGAACAAACTTACAAAGTGTAGTTCTAATTCCTTCAGGAATAACATCAACAATTTTAAACTTTGCATCGTCAATTCGTTTATATTTAAGCATAGCTAGATTTCTAGCACCAAATTGATAAGCAGAACTAATATCACGAACGATAAGACCTTCAAAACCAAGACTTATAAACTTATCTCTAAATCTTGTAGCATCATCAATATCACTAATAACTACATCTGGTAATAATATAAGTTTACTCTTATTGTTAAGATGTTGGTCATAAGTATCAAATGTATAACATATTCTATTTATATTCTCAGTTCTAAACTTACGTCTAGCATCATAAGACATATTATCAATAGCTATATCATAGCACCAATACTGAAGTTGATAATGTTGAGGAAGCTTTTCATTCTTAACAAAACTATTAATATCATTTACTTTATAACCAGGAAGATAAAGCTCACCATCAAGACAAGCTCCTTCTTCAAGCATAGCATCAAGTAAATCATCTTTGATTTCTGGTTTTATAACTTCATCCATCCAAGTAAGTTTTGCTGTCCAATCAGTTCCTTCTCTAGAACGATAAGTAAGTCTAATAGGATTAAATAAATCATCTACTTTAACAGCTCCAATGATACATCTAACTCCATTAATTTTATACTGACCTAAATATCTTCGTTTATCAAATGGTTTATTATCTTTAAGTACTTTTGCAAGCATTGGAAGAGTAAAACCATCATCAGTAGTATTATTCTTTGGGAGATAAGTATAAAGATAATTAACTAAAGCTATATTATCTTTAATTTCAACAGGACCACTATCTTTAAGTTCAGAAAGTTCTTTATAACCTTCTTTACGTTTAGCTTTAATACGAGACTCTATTTCATTAGCTTTAACTAATTTACCGTTAATAATTTCTTCGTGAATATGTCCACAAACAGCTCCATAAGAAACTTTATAACCGTCATCAGCTTTTTCTATTTGCCATATAATAGGGTCTCCTTTTGCATTTCTTTTATAAAGTCTCATAACTTAATTTTTAATTTACTAATAAGTTTAGCTCTAGCTTGAGCATTTAATTGAGCAGCAGTAGGAACTTTTTCTTTCTTAGGTTTTTCAAAACCTTCAAGAGTTCCTTCTTTAGCTTTCTTTCTAGTAGTACGAGTAGTCTTCTTTACACCTTTCTTCTTATCATATATGATAGGAGGATTATCTCCTTCATATTTAAGATTACGTTTATGTAAAGCTACAAGTTTAGAAACATATTCGTCTCTTTTATTTTCATCAATCCAACCTTGTTCAAGAGCATAACTGATTCCATATAGAGTACGACCAACTTCATATTGGTAAGGAGTACCAATAGTTTGCATCATTCTCATATCATTAATAATGCGAGAACAATCAAGACGAACACAAGCTTTATTTACAAATTCATCAGCACCAAAAGTACTAATATCTTTTATAGCCATAGCTTTAACTTGTTCATCTATATTCATAATATAAGCTTTTGGAAATCTTACCATTGTTTTGCTATTAATCTAAATATAACAACTTTATTTGGTTTACCTAGACGACCGTGAGCATATTGAGCCATAGCACCAATATCATTTGTTTCCCTAGTTTGATACATTTTTGTAGGAGTTTTACAAGTATGAGTATCATAATCGTAGTTATTAGGAATATGAACAATATCATTAAAAGGTATTAGTTCATTTAAAACTTCATAGTCTTCACTACCTTCATGAAAATCTACTTCACCATACGAAAATATATTATCTTTATCTAGGTCAAAAGTAATACCACCTCTAGATATAGAAATAGCTTTACCTTTATCAAGTAAAGCTTCTTCTTTATCGTCAATCCAAGTCATAAGAATACGAGTTTGTGATTTGATTCTATCGCCAGCTTTCTCAGTATGGCAAATCACAGTCTGATAATCTTTTGAAATAGGCATCGGTATCACTCTCATCTTTTCTGTATCGGATTTCAACATATCTAATAGTTTCTTTAATAAAAGTATCTATTTCATCATTATTGAATTTATCGTGTAAATCAGCAAAATCTTTACACTCATAATTCTCAAGTCCAAATTCTCCACGAGTAATAAAAAGATAAGGAATACCATAAGTTTCCAAAAGATAATCAGCACCATCACGTCCAGTTCTATCAAAATCTAGAAGACTGACAATCATACCTTTATCATTAAGTCTTTTTTTAAGCCAAGTATATTCATTAGCTTTAAGTCTATAATTTTCACTAGGAAGATTAATAACTCCAATACGTAGAGTTTTTCCATCCGCCCCGTAGAAGGTATGTTTGCTTAAATGACTACCTAAACTTAATCTATCTTTACTAGATTTAGTTATTATAATATAATCATAATCTTCTCTTTCAAGATTAGGAAGTCCTTCAAGTACATTACAATTTGTTACAAATTTTAATTCCTTAGTTCTATCACGTAATGGAAAATATAGTTTAATAAGATATACTCCAGCTTTATTTCTACCAAGCATATAAGCATAACAAGGGTCTTGTTTAGCATCTTTATATTTAGGAGTAGGATTAGTTACTCTATCAATATAATATTGTTCAACTGGAATAACAAAATGAGTATTAAGATAATTCAAATCTACATTTAATTTAGCCCATATAGCTTTATCTTGACGATTCCAACTACGAGGAACAATTTCAATAATAGCTTTTTTATTACGAGCTTTAACGAGAGCATTCTTTATAGATTCATCTACATCGTAATCATTAATATGATTATCAATTTCATACGAAAATGTTCTATAAATATGACTTAGTACAAAATAAAAATCTTGTTTATTATTTGTACTAATAGGTCTTTCATATACAATACTTAGTACGTAAGCTACTACACCATATACATCATCAAAGAAACCAGCACCACCAAAATCACGAACTTTAAGTCTACCCTTGGCATTGTATGCAATACCCATACTACCATCAGTATCATCGTCACGAAATACAGAAGTAATAAGATGATTATGTTCAACACAATCTCTAACTACTTCTAATGGTATATCTAAGTATTTACTTACAATTTCTTCTTGACTTACTCTAGATTCTATAAAAGCTTTTGTAAGTTTACTTGTGTTAGCATTACGTTTCATATTGATAAAAAATTAGGGGCAACAACAGTATTACTACCATCGTTACCCCTTAGAACATTAAACTTTAGTTGAGAATTAGTAGGCAAAGAGATAACTCTTTACTTATCTACTTAGAATGGAAGGTCGTCTGTAGCAGTTGGGTCAAATCCACCACCAGCAGGAGCACCAGCAGCAAATTCACCACCAATAGGAGGAACTACAGCACCACCAGCCATACCAGGCATACCAGGAATACCAGGAACACCAACAGTAGGAGTCTTATTGGTCTGCTTAGGAGTAATACTCTCCTTAACCTTATCAATAGCAAGAATAACAGGAGGAAGAATCTTTCCTTCCTTCATCTTAACTAGTTCGATAGCACCAGAACCAACAAATGCAGTAAACTGCAAATCTTTGCTCTTATCGACATCTACCCAATCACCTTTACGATTACGAGTAGCACGAAGCAACTTAATCCAACAAGAAAGAGGTTTACCATTAGCATCCTTAAAGCAAGGCTTAGCAATAGCATCATCAGCAACATTAAATTGACCATTGAGCATAGCAGCAACATTCTCAAAGATATGACGATAACCATTAAGAACATCCTGTGCATCTACTGCATTATACTGCAAATTACCATTCTCATCTTCAGTATAATCTTCAAATGTAAGAGTAAGAGCGTCTTCCTCATCAGGAGTTAAATCGCGACCTTTAAGATAAAATACATCAAGAAGATGCTTTGTCCAATTAAGAAGAGCATCTACTTGCCAAGCATTCTTACCACCAGGAATAGTATCAACATTACTCTCAACTGGGAAGAAAGTCTTAGTAACATAACGACGTTCCTTAACATTCTCATGATTACTAGCAAAAGTAACTACGAGACGAGGCATCTTAAGACCAGCAAAAGAATTACCTTCTGCATTCTGAGACCACTCTACACTTACAGAATCAAGATGAGCCATAAACAAACCATTAGCTGGACTAGCATCTTTCTCGTGAAATTTAAGACGAGCAGCAGCTACTGTGTTATTACTAATACCTCTACGATTCTTCTTTGCAGTACCATTTGCAACTGCTACTGCTTCCTTTGTTACATCTGTCATAACTTAATTAAGTTTTAAATGATTATATTATTTGATTAAAAAAGGGAACTGATTTTCTCAGTTCCCTATAAATAGTGCGAATGAATATCTAATGAATGAACTAATTACTCAGCAGCCTCAGCATCCTTATTAGCAGCTACACGACTAGGCTTCTCATCAGTGTACTCACCAAGAGGATAATAGATAACATCAACAATCTTATGACCATCGTTGAACTTACCTGTCTCACCAGCCTTAACATCAACAGAGAATACACGCTTCAAAGCAGTCTTATCCTCCATATCAGCTTTAAGCTGCTCCCAGTTATTTGTATCAGAGAAACTAAGCTTCAAACCAGTACCAACTGCATTACCATTAGCAGCAAGCTTACAACCACTAAATGCCTGAGTCTGTGGATTCTGCATCTCATCTACAGTATAATGCTCCTTAATCTCATCATCTGTAGCATTCTCATTAAGATTATAAGCAGCAATAAGCTGAGCACGATTAGCAGCAATGATAGAATCGATATTCTCATCATAAAGCTTCTTCTTCTCCTCCTTAGTAAGACGAACAGATACAGTAGCTTCTGTACCATCCTTCTTAAACATAGGAACACCCTTAGCAATATACCAAACAGTAAGAGACTTAACACAAGCTTCTACACCCTCAGCAGTATCAAGGTCGAAACCATTCTCCTTAGCATAATTGAGAACATCTACATTCTCCTTAGCCATTACAATAGATTCAACATCAGCGATATTATTAGCAAACATAATATTGTCACCAGGCTGCAAACCAAGAGCCTTAGATACAGAACCTGTGATAGCAAAACCACCCTTAGTAGTAGCAACAATAAGCTGAGGCTCAGCATTAACTACACTACTCTTAACTCCACTTGCTACTGCACTGATACCGAATGATAAACCGTTAATCTTCATAATTTTAAATATTTAAATTGTTAATAAAATAATTATATAGTATAATACTATTTAAACTCTAATTTGTTCCTTATTCTTGAGAAACTTCAGCATTAGAAATTTCTTCAACATTTACAAAGTCTTCATCATCAGGAACTGAATTGGCAAAGACTTCGGATAATTCATCGTCTGACATAACACCCATAAGAATATCACTAGCTATATCACGAGCACCATACATAAAGGCACGATGTCCAATCATAATACGAGTATATTTCTTAAAAGTATCTTTAGTAAATAAGTCAGCCGTATTAGCTTCTGTATAAGAGAAATGACCAGTAGCATGAGTTTCAACTATTTTGCCATATATTCTCTTAAACCTAGTAAACTCATATTCAGTAACATAATCTGTAGGAGTAGCCTGAGTTCTAATAACAGGAAACTTACCTTCTTGAGCTACTTTCATAGCTTGTGGTAGATTAATGCACTTAATGCATTTTTCATTGAGTTGAAATTCATTGTATATTCTACCTTTTAAATCTTTATAATATTTAAGAGGATAAACACCAATAAATTCATCATCTGTTTTACTTTTAGCTTCTGCTTTGGTACGACATTTAATACAATACTGTGGAAGTAGTGTTTCATCATAAACATTATTGCCATCAGTATACTTATACTGAGGTACATAATCTTTAGTAGTTTTCCAGACTATACCTGCCCTTGACAACAACGCCTTGACGATATGAACATCAACACCAGTTTTACCATTAATTACATGGATATGTTCTATACAAGTACTAAAAGGTAATCTTAAATCTTGTGCTCTCATAAGAACAGCAAGACCTTCATTCACACTTTTAACACCACCTTTTTCTGTGGCTATAATCTTCTTTAGAAATACTTCTGCACTAGCAAGTTGTTTCTCATCAAGAAGATTTAGTATATGAACTCCGGTATTAAAGTCATTCTGTCTAACAGCCAAACTACGACTGCTACCATTTTCATCTTTAGTATCATTCATTATTTCAAAGAGCTTATTAATTCGTTTTTGATTTCTGCTGCAAAGATAAGAACTTTTTCTTAATCAACAATACAATAATCATTATTATTATCAACTTTAACATTTCTATCAAAATCGTTAATAATTGTATGATTGATTGGAGTAGCCCTATCTTCTAATTTTTTCTCCTCTAACGTGCCTTTATAGAATAAGGTGTATAATAATACCTCATTAGCAAAATGAACCTTAGAGAGCCTATAGAAATAGCTCTCAACGGCATCACATAACGGAGAAGTGATTATAATCAAATCAATATCAACATCTAAAGTCTTGTCAGGCGAAGCACCGCAAGAAATTACATTTATCCTATGGGTATTCATAAGTTTTTGTGCAAGTTTCTTTTGAGCAATAACACCTAGAAGTCTAGGTTGACCTTTCTTTGGACCACTCTTTATAAGAATAGGATTTCCATAATCATCTACAGCAGGAACATTATCTACTTTATCGTGACAATTAGCACAAATCCTTTTACCAGAATTATCATTAAGATAATCAGTAACAAGATTAGCAAATTCACCATACTTGTTTATAATGAGTATATTCTTGTCTAAATTGCTATTGACTATTTCTAAGATATTGTTAAGTTTATCTTTAGAACTAGCAAGTTTAGTACTACGTTCTCTAACAATATTATAAATACTATCAGCACGTTCTTTAATAGCAGCAGGACTATACAGTTTATCTATGTCTCTATTAAATTCTGAAGACATATCCAAATGATTATCCCAACCATTAGTACGAGCTATAGCATCACATACCATCATACTAGAACAATTAGTAGCACTATTTCCTAATCTAGCATACTTGATATTATCAAAGTCACCAAATATAGCTAGAGCAGTAGAAATTTCCCTATTATAATAGTTCATTTCTTTATCTAACTCGCTATTAGGTTCTATAGTTAACCCAACCAAATACTCTTTTACGGGGCGGTTAGACCTAACTTCATCAATAACATTTTGACTAAAATTACCAACACTAGGAGCAACAGTATAGAAATCATCCATAGTTTTATTATCTAGTTTTCTAGTAAGAATAACTAGATTAAATTTAGACTTTTCTATCATACCCATATATGCAAAATGGAATATATCAGGATTATAAATTATAGTCAATAAAGGACTATATTCATTAATATGTTCAGCAACATATTGACTAGTTAAAATCTTAAGATTTCCATTACATATTAGGTTACGAAAAGAATTATTCCATACTTCATTGTTCAAAGTAGTTAGATAATTTTCAATACTACTTCTATCTGCAAAGTCTTTCACAACAATAATAACATTAGTCGTAGGAGACTTATTATAAAGTTGTGGAAGAATATAAAGCAGAGGTCTTAGAGCATCAAAGGGAGCAGGTATCATAAAAGTACCTTTTCCTTTATTTACTCTCCAAGCTTCAACAGCATTTAAATAAACTTGTTCTTCTGTCATTGTTCTTCTTCATTGTCAAACAAACTATTATACAATCCAAAGTTCTTTTTTAATAGAACTTTTCCACTAAGAGTTTTATTCTTTGCATTACCTTTCTGATTAGGACTTATTCCAAGCTTAATAGGATTTATAATCTTATAAGCTTCTTCATAATAATAAGCATAATCTATATTACGCTCACTAATATCTTTATCATCGAGTAAATTAAGAATTTGTACTGGTTTTCCACTAGCTAAAACACTACGTTTACCAGTAAGTTTATGTTCTTTCATAATCACAACTCCTCTAGTAGATACATAGAAACGAACGTGAGGTTGACTACGAACTTCAACACGTTTTCCATTTACTACTTTTTCATAAACAACTTCAAACTGTTTACCAACATTTTGAGTTTTACAAAAATCGAGAATATCTTTATGATTACGAAGAGTATCCATAACAGATACACCATGAGCAAAATACTCAAATACAGCAGTAGCTACAATAGGCATATCATAACCTTTCTTAAGGTCTTTGATATACTGCTTTGGGTCAAGAGCACCTTTATACTCAAGTTTATTGTTACTTTGAATATCAAAATAGTTATTCACATTAAGACTAACAAGCATCTTATAATGTTCATCATCAGCAGACATTCTATTAGTCTCATTCCATTCCTTACAAATTTGATTATAAACATCAACTTTATCATAAGGAAGTTTTATAACGATACCATCTGTATTAGCACTAACAACATGTATTCCAGCAAGTTCAAGAGATTCACAAAGAGTCATTGTCATTAACTGACCATTAATAGTAACTCTCATTTGTGCAAGTCTATCATAAAGCCAATAATTTTCATAACCATATTTACCATAAATAGCATTGATTACAATCTTTAATGCTTCAGCTGCTAGACTATTATGCACACCAGGAACTACAAAACCATCTTCATCCTTAGTATGTTTACACTTAACACGCGTCTGTTTAAAGTAATCTACCATGTTTACAAACACCTTAGTATTGAGATGTTCAGGTACTACTTCATAACTAATCATTATACTAGGATAGTAGGATGTGTAATCATGATGAACATAAACATATTTATCAGTACTTTTAAGTACTACAGGCTTATCTTGAGTATGAATACCACCAGTTGCTAGAGTATATGTTGTGCCATAAAAATCTATTTCACGCACAAAACTATCTTTATTAGTTCTATATATTACAACTTTCTTCATTTCTTCAAGTAAATCTTGAAGTTGTTTAGTCTTAAACTTAATATGAGGAAATATAATACGTTTAAACGATAAAGCAGTTCGTTGAGTACGAAGATTTTTAAAAGCATCTTCTTTAAGTCCACTACGTTCAGAATAAAACTTATTTAGAAGTTTATCAGCAATATTACTTCTAGCACTACATAGAAGATTAAGTTTAAAAGCGTGACCTAGACTATATCTAAGTTTAATCTCATCAGGCTTTTGTCTAGCTATCTCACAAACAAGAAATACATCATTCTTATTATAATGAAGCATAGGTTTAACATACTTAGGAAGAAGATACCTATTAAAATCAGCAGTAATCAAATGATTTAATTGTTCATTAGTCATACCTTTATAGGCATCTCTACTTCTATATATATCACCTTCTTCATCATCTATTGGAGGTAGCTTAAAATCAAGAAGATTATACCATTTAAGATTAATACTAACTTGCTTTAAACTTTTACCATATTTTCTACGTTCACCAGTATCTTTATCTACATTTACTCCAGCAGAATTAAGAGCATAAACTTTAAACAAATCAACAGTTACATAAGATAATCTATACTTACGAATAACATTAAGCAAAGGGTCATTCCATAAAGTATCTTTATTGTCTTGTAGAGATATTAGTTTATCATTCACTTCTTTAAGAAATAAACAAAGTTGTTTACTAGTATCAAAACGATTCCAATACATAAGGAAAGCTCTAGTCATCATATCATCATAAGCTTGATTGTTATAGCCAAATAAATCATATCTATCAACAGTACCATCATCTTTAGTTATAGGACGCATCTTTTCAAAGAAGTCTATCAACTGTAACATTTGAGAATTATCTGTATCACTAACATAAAATATCCAACTCTTTACACTATCAAGTCTAGATTTAATTTCTTCAACTGTTAAAGTATCAGTTAAAGCACCTTTACAATCTGCAAATTTATCAAGATAATCTCTAACATCTACAAAAGTAAATGAAATCATATTTTCAAATACTTCTAAATCTACAGCTAAACTATGAATCATTTAATATATTAACTATTTCCATTCCATTATAATTATTATCTTTATTAGCAATAAGCCATTTAACTAGACGATTACGAAATTCATCATATTTATTATCATCTATAAACTTAATAAAAGGAGAGTAATTTGTACTATAAACAAAAGGAGCTACATAATATAGTTTATCTTTACCTTTAGTAATATCAAAACCAAAACTAGTAGCAGCATTACCAAGAAGCATTATCTTCTTAATATTATTAATTCTAATATCAGCAAATGTATGAAGCATACATCTACGAACTATATATTCATTTATAGGACAACGTTCATCAAGCTTACAACGAATAAGAGGAACAATATAGGGGTCTAGTTGTTCTAGACCCCCCGTAAGAGATGTGATAGTTTCCTTTACTATTTCCACATACTTACTAAATGTCATTCCTTTATTCTTATAAGCATTATAATCAACATTAGGTACAACAATAATCATACCTGACATTGGATTACCAACACCATTAAGACATTTGCACTTAGTATTAAACATACCTAAAGCACAATTATCACATACTTTAGGAATCATAATTACTTATTATATACGATAATAACCAAAAGCACTTCCAGGATATTTACTAATAGTCATAAGACTAGGAAAGTTACAACCATTTTCAATACGCTTACGAGCTTTAATTTTATCACTTCTTTTCATAATTAATTAATCTTTACTAGGTTCAACATAATTTTCTACTTTAGCATACTTGCCAGTATCATAATCGCTATATACAGAAACAACAAACATAAAATTATTATCACGTTTACCCCAAGTTGTATCTAATTTACGTTTATGACCGTAAACGCCAATTGTACCATTAACATTAGCATCAAGTTTAGCAACTTTATAATACTGACGTTTAGGACCCAAACCAGTATCAATTTCAACTATATATACATCACCAACCTTAATAGGACAATTATTAAGAATATCAGTACAAGCTTCTTCATCAAGAGCATGTAGTCTATTCTTATAATCTTTCACTATTTCATCTCTTTTATTGATGTAACATTGTACACGTTCTTTAAGAGAAGGACTATTACTTGTATTACACATTTTATTTAATATTTTAATTTTCAATTTAAACACATCAAATAGTTTTCGTGATTAATCAATCAGCCAAACTATTCAAATCGCTTAGAAATCAATAAAACTGTCATTTGATGAATTTGGAATCACTTCGATGTCCCATTCGGCTAATGAAAACTCAACACTTTCATAAACATTATCAGGACGAACAATAACTCCTTTATGATAATTATCATCAACAATAACAATAGTAGCATCTAATAGAGTACCAATAACAGTACGACTGCTATCTTTTTTGGTTAACTTTACAGTATCACCAAGGTTTAAATCATTTTCATCAAGAATACCATTTGATATAGTATCTTTAATTCTAGCTACATCTTGTTCTTTTTGTTTAAGAACTCGAACTAGTCTAACAAAGCTATTATTATCAATATCCATATCTTAAATATACTTTTTCTTTAGCTCTACTAACGGCAACATAAAGTCGCTTGTTAATATCAATAGCATTGGTGTATGGTCTTCCATATTTATCATAAACTATATCCATAACATCTACCATACTTACATTATAAGTACTGCCTTGTGATTTATGACTACTAATAGCAAAACCATAATCTAAATCTCTATAATAAAGAATAGAACCATCTGGTCTACCAATATTAACAAGAAGAAGACAAGTTTCTTTAAACTTATAATAAGCTTTCCATTTAGCAGCACGAATATCTTTACGAGCATTCTTAGCTTGTTGAATTAAATCGTCAGCAATCTTACAATACATAGACATAGTATATTTATCTCTATGGTCTATGACAAATAATGGAGAAGTAACTTGACCACCAAATACAGCTTGAAATTTAACCATGAAACCTTTAAGTTCATATTGTGGATGAGTATAGTTAGCTATCTCTTTTACAATATAATCTTCACTATTCCTTATAATTTCATCATTAAATTGGTCAACAATAGTAACATAAGAAGTAATTAAATCATTCTTAGTAATAACAGATTTTTCACTGTCTTTGATTATATTTTCTCTAATAAATTTATTCCAAGTAGAAACAGCTTTATTAGTATAAGATATAACCTTAACATAATCTGTATTACGAGTAATTGCTTCATCGCTAAATTGTTTCACAACTTCCTGCTGAAATTGAGCAGAATTACAAACTACAAATCCTTTAGTCATAGTATTATCAAATTTACTACGAGTATTGGCTATGTAATTTAAGAAGTTAAAAGTTCCATTATAAACATCATTACGAAGAAGATTAGTAAGTTCTCTTATAGGATTATCTTCATCTTGTCGTACAATTTGTGTAAGTCTAAAAGATTTAACACCTTTAAAAGCATAACTATCTCTTTCATTTACAGGAGGAATCTGAGCATCATCACCACATAGTATAAGTTTAATACTATACTTTTTCATCATCTTATCAATATAAGTAACAAGACTACGATTAAGCATAGAACTTTCATCCACTATATATAGACGATAATCTTCAATCTTTATACGACCATAAGAAGCAAAAGTAACATTATTAATATCAAACTTTTCAATATCATAATTAGGTTTAAAACCAAAATCAGATTGAATAGTGTTAACATTACAATGAGTACCTCTAATGCTATTTCTAAGAACTCTACAAGCTTTATGACTTGGAGCACTTAGTCCTATTTCAGAGAATGGTATATTACAATCTTGAAGAAGAGCTTTAAGAAGGAAAGTTTTACCAGTTCCACCAGCACCAATCAAAGCACGCTTAAAATCTTTAGGATTATAAGGTTCATTAATAAACTTAATAAGTCCATTATAAGCTTTTGTTTGGTCTTCAGTAAAAGTAAATTTATTAGCTCTATTTTTAGCAGGAGTTTTTGCAAATATCAATTCATCTTCATTGTGCATTATATATCCTCCTTATCTATTAAATGTTTAACATTATAATCATGTCCAACTAGAGTTAAAATTTTATTGAACTTAGCATAAACTTTACCATCTATTCTAACAATCCAACAAGAACAAATCCAATTATGACAAAAAGGTACATAACGATTTGGGTCTGCTTTCTTAAATATTCTGTCAGTTTCATTAAGAATAAGACTAATATATTGTCTATTTCTTTGACCAACACGAGTAAATATGCGTTCACACTTACTCATATCATAAGAATCTTCAGTAAATGGAAGTGTAACTCCATTCTTACCAATATCGTTAATTGTAGTATCTTTAGTTAGTCTATCAAGATAATCAAAATATTTAATATGAACACTAAAATTACCTTGTTCGTCTTGAATAACTACACCAGGAACTAACTTAGTTAGCTTTTTGTCAGGAAGTACAGTTGGCGCTCTACGTTTAGTAGAAGCTTTAGGCTTAAATACAAATTTAAGTTTAGAATAATCTACATTCATCTTTTCTTATTTGCTAATTTATGTTCTTTCTTAATCTTTTTAGCCTCTCTTGCACTTATAGCAGTATCTTCAAAATTAAGATTAGAAGGCTTAATAGTATTACTACCACGATTAAGCACATACCCACAATAATTAACAAGAAAATCAATTCTACCCCAAGTATGAATACCAATTATTGCATTGATTGGAATAATAATATGATTACCATCAATTTTAGCAATACGTGATACACACTTTAAATCCTTTCTTTCGTCATGTTTCTTTGCCATTTTACAAAAAGTTTAATTAATTAATACTATTATTACGTCATCAATAAGATGATTATATTTTCTTTATATTAGTAAGAGATGCAACATATTCCAAATCTTCATTTTCATCAAGTTCAACTTGTATCATAGGAATAAATTTATAATGAAGAATATATTTGCAAAGTTCAACATGAAGTTGTTTAATAGTTCCTACTTTACCATTAACAACCATAACTCTATCTCCTACTTTAAGAGGAATGTGATTATCTATAAAGAACTTATTTGTTAAATTCTTAATTCGATTATCATAATCTTTACGAGCATTATACGCTTTTTTAATATAATAAGAAACAGTTTCTTCTTTAATATCTTCTATTTCCATATCATTAAAATAAATCGTTTAATTTATATTCTTTTTCAATTTTATAATCAGTACAGTCTTCATATAAATAACCAATTAATATAACTTCGTTATTTCTATTAATTCTAGCACTAATTGGTTCAAACGTTATAGGAGTACATTTTTGACTAATAAGTTTATTAGGAGTAATATTATTCTCTATAAGAATTTTTCTACCTATTTCACGCAAGCCTTTATTATAAGCTTTCATAAGTTTACTCTTAAAAACATTATTGTCACATTTAATTGCTCTATTTCTAAAATCTTCAAAAGGAGCAATAGCCATTATATATTCTTCATATTTCATAACTTTATTATTTTATTTATTAGTAGTTCTGCTCGGTTTCGCACCATAAGCCGTATTACTACACTTAGCAGAACTTAAAGTATTACATTCTAGCCTCCACGTAAAGGAACGTTAGTATGTTATCATTCTCTTTCTCTAATTTATCACATTTATTAAGTATAAAATTAATACCAGCGTGTCTAACAGCAATTATATCTTTAATTACAGTAGTCATATCGTGCTGACTTAATTTCATAAGATAATAAATAGTTCTAAATCCTCTACGAGTATTAAGAGGAAAGTTATATGGAATAATATAACCTATACGTCTTGAAGAATGTTTATAACGATTATTTCTAGAAACATAACCATTGCATTTTACAACTTCTCCAAAATCAGGTACGCTACAATGTCTTTTATCAAATTGATAAAGACAAGTATTACATATAATCATAATATCCACTTTATTTTTTCTTCGTTATTAATTTCTATTTCATCAATAGATACTTTTGAAGACAAACCGATATTATATAAATAACATTTAATTATATCTTTAATGCCATATTTAATAGCATCAGTGTTATAATTGGTATTATTATTATCAATTACAACACCTATTTTAAATTTAACTCTTTTCATACTTTAAATATTCTGTCAAGAATATCCCTAAAATTAGGATTATCTATTACATATTGAGCATCAGTTTCATTTTTAAATACAATATTACCAAAATAAACATCTGTAAAAGGATTCTCTTTACAAACTGTATAATATGGTTCTTTTGCTGAATTATCATAAGCGATAGAATAACCACATTCCCCACTATTAACTTTATAATACCAATCATTGTTAAAATATCTAGCAATATCCATAAGGGTAATTATTGCAACTATTTTATTACGAGTTGACTTATTTACAGCAACAGATGGAGCAAGAAATTCAGATGCAACAATAGGTTTTAAATTATACATTTCTTCTATTGTTAACCAGTTTCTTTTAAATCTGATAATACCTTTATCTAAATCACTGTTATCTTTATCAATTACATAACCATTAGGTAAATCAAATTCTACAGATTTTAATTTACTAGGATTATCTTCTCTATATAAAGGAGCAATCTTATAATATTTATCTTTAGAAATATTAATAGGAATCTCTTTAAATACTACAGACTTATGGTCTTTTCTTTTAATAGGAGAACATTCACCAAAAATCTTAATTCTTTCATCTCTACTTAAAAGATTATCAGAATTGTTATTTTTAACGGCGTCATTATTAGGACAAATATATTTAAGTGAACATCCATCACAAAATTTTTGTTCTACTACTTCATATAATTTACTATTGTATTCAATTTTAATACCAATAGCAAATTCTTTAACTTCATTGTTTCTTTTTGTTGGCATAATTAATTCTTATTTTAAATGGTTTCTTTATATTATCATAAACAACAAACGTATGTAGTATTACATCACGTTTCTTATCTTTGAATCTATTATATAACACATCAGCAACAGCACTTATAGTAAAATAATCAAATTTCACAAACTTATAAAGACCACTAATTTCATTGTTTATAAGTAAAAGTACTCTTGCATCTTTAACTCTAAGTTCTTCTTGAGTTACAACTATCATTTTCTGTAATATTTTAAATTTCGTTGTGAGATGTGCAAATTGTTTTAGCGAATAACTTATCGGATAGTATATTTGAATATCTCACAACGAAGAAAAATACGCAAAAATCGAATTTACTCATAAATACCAGACTGCTCAAGCATAATTGCTTGGTCAGCCTGCATATCAGAGTAAATATCATTTAATATATCTTCACTAAGTACAATAGTCTTTGGAGGACTATCAAGTTTAACTCTATCTTTATTCATATTAGCTTGCAATTTCAAGATGAACACTAGCACAATCAAATGTGACTGCGCTTCCAAGTTTGCCTTTAAGACAATAGTCTCTTACAGCACAATTTGGACATTTAACACCATCAGGTAACACATTATATGTATTACCATCAATTATAATAGCATTTATAATATTTTTGTTCATATTCTAATTATTAAATAATAAAACCACTACTACTTTCACAAGTAATAGTGGTTGGAGTACGTATTTTCATTTAAAGTATTGAAACTTATACGCTTATAAGTCATATTATGAATGTTTGTGGAAAATAAAATCACAATTACAATATTACTGATGCTGCTAACATCATCAACAATACAATAATAACTATAAAGCTTACACGTAATTCTTTAGTACGGTCAGCAATAGTCTTATCAAGCACTTTAATTCTACCAGAGAGTGCTTTATTATCATCTTCAAGCATAGCAATATTTCTATATTTAATATCTAATGTTGCATTAAGTGCAGCAATAGTTTTTTCTTGACTCATTTGAATCTCTTCACTCTTATTGAGACTATCTTGAATAGTATTAATTCTTTTATCGTTAATATCTTGCAACTTCTTAAAAGTCTCTACAGACTTACTAAGTTTGCGTTCAATATCATCTTTACGAATAACGATGTTAACTAATTCATCAACACTTTTCTTACGGAGTGTAGTTCTACGACGTTTATCAGTAGAACTTAATTCTTTTTCTTTTGCCATAATTCTCTTATGTTTTATTCATATAATATATTATCACTAAGTTCATTATAGCTAGTATCATCACCAACCATAATTTCACCAAATAAGTCATAATCATCAATATCATGACTAGCACAAAACGCATCAATATCTTGAGCGTTAGAATCAAATTCATTATCTTGTATCATAACTATTATATTAATTATAATGCAAAGATAATGAATTTAATCTATCATATCTTCTACGGGGCGGCTATATTAACTATTATTATTTTAAATTGCAATAGCTTTACCAATAGAAGTACTAAAAGGATGAATATTTACTACTCTACCCTTATAACCATAACTCTTAAAACGAGACTTAGCTATCTTCTTAGCGTGATTAATATCTTTACTAGTACTAATCATCAAATAGCTACCATCACGTTCACTAGCTTTACTGCTAACGAAATAGTATTTTGTACACATAATAAGTTCTCCTTATTTAAATTAATAAATAGTAGTAGCACTATTACTAGCACTACTACTTTAATTATTATCAAATATCACCAAATATCATCTTCTCTGCTAATTTGTCTAACATCTTGAGACCAAAAGCACTAAGACGAATATCAAATACATGGTTATAAAAACTATCATGCTGAACCACTGTAGGAGCACCATTACTACTAAATGGATTAGTATATTCCTGTCCAGCAGTTACAGCTTCTTGAATGATGTTAATTTTAGCACCACTAAGAACTACATTAAGAGCTTTAGGATGCTGAATCAAATGATTACCAGCAAATGCTACATCATCATTCTCTCTAAGAGCACCAACAATAGAGTAGTTACCAACGAAGATAATGTTACTCTCACCTTCAATATAACTACCATCTTCTTGAGCAACCATAGCTTTAACTGGTTTATCAAGAGTAATAGCAACTCTATTATAAGTTTCACACTCAGTAACATTAATGTTACGTACTACCAAATCCTTGACTACATTGTTAGTCTCAACTGCCATCAGCTGGCTAATAACTTTCTTTGTATCCATAATTTAAATTACTAAATTGTTTATAATGTTTATTAACACGAATATTTTATTTATTAGCGTTTAATTTACTCTTAGCAGTATAATAATCAATAGCTATATCTGAATCAAATAGATTCTCATTATAATCTTCTATCTCTTCAAATAAAGATTCAGAAGCATTATAATAACTTTCATAAGCTTTTATTTTATTACTAAGAGTAATATTATTAATAACTAAATTAATAGTATTAGCAATAATTGCTATTACTAGAAAAGCAGCTAATACAAGCATACTATAATTATTTATTTTATTCATCTTCATTTTTAGCAACATTAAAAATTACAATACCACTTATAATAAGTAGTACATAACCAAAAATATTAACTATATTAATATCACTATCAGCACCATAAGTAATAAGTAAAAGACTTGCAAATAACATTGGTACTATTGATAATCTAAGTACATATTTAACTAAATCTATATTCATCGTCTTCTATAATTTTAATATTAACATAATCAGCGCTATAAATATCAATTAAATCACGTTTAATAATATCACAATCATCTACAACAGTAGAATAATCTTCAAGATTACCACATATTCTTACATATTTTAGTAGTCTCATTAATATTATTATCGTTAATAATAGAACTTACTTCTTTTACTATATTAATAAGAGATAAAATATCTTTCTTACTAATAGCTATTGTGTTTTGGTTCCAAATCATAACATTAATATATAAATTTAAAAACATTAGAATAAGTATAAGTATCACTTATAGTAGTATCAGCAAGAGTAAGAATAGTAAAATAAATACTATTATTATCGTAAATAGCTGAATAATAAGTTACTATAGTAATACTATTATGAGAAGGATAAGTTATAACAATAACATTAATATTAGTATTTGTATTATTATTATAAGGAATACGAGCAGTATGAGAATTAGTAGTTTTAGAAGTAATTAGAAGATGAGAAAGTAGGACTGTCTCAGCAACACTATCTTTAACTTTCTCACCTTCAGTTACACACTAAATACAATCAAAACACTTATCAACACTATGTTTTAATTCATCATCATAAGTATCATACTCAGCTTTACGCTTATCATTAGCCCATTTAATAGACTCTTCATCACCATTTAAAGCAGTAATATAATCACTTACAATTTCTCTACCTTTATCACTATTTAATTTAATCATAATTATTAATTTAAATATCACTTACTTTAATACCAACAACTTTATCATACTCTAAATATATCTCATCATCATAGTCATCAACAAATTCTATATGATTATCATCATAATAGATTCCATTATATACTTGATAATTTTCAACTTTAGTTTCAACAGTATATTTTACTGGTGAACTATCAATAGCTTTATTACCAGCTTTAATTATATCTTGAACTAATTGTTTATTCATATCATTACTTATTTTATAGTTATTACTAGTGTAACAGAAATACCTCAGCTTTCACTACGTTCTAGCTTCGACTAGCCCTATATATATATAATAACACGCACGCACACGCACGTACCTTAGAGTCTTTACTTTAGTAAAGACGGTTACTTGCTATTTGTCGCGCGCAAAGCACGTGTACTTATATATAAATAGACTATTGATGTTACAAATTACTACGATTTATATGATTATAAGGATATTCATAATCATCAATATTATCATAAATATCCTCATAATCAGTATTATCTACACTCATGTTACTTTTGAAACTGAATACCAGTAATATCATCAATATCAATAGTTTTACAATACATATCACCATTAGTATTACTAAAAACACTAATAATATCACAGTCAATACCATCAATAATAGCATTATTAACTACATATTCATGATTACCTTCATTAACTACAATGGTAAGGCTCTTATTATTAAAAGCCTTATAAGCTACAAGAATAGCTAAAATCATTACTTTATTCATAATATAGTTCTCCTATAATTTAATTAATACTTTTATTAGCAGTAGAACGCTTATTTTCACTATAAGACAATTCCACATCAAAGCCTTTTTTGTTCTTGTTGACAAGACCTTTTTAGTTCTTGTCGAGTACTTGTTCTTTCTTGTTGACTAGTCGTAATACGAGAAGCCACTCTAGCCTAAGCTAGAGCAGCATCCATATTAACGTAAACTCTTGCGAGTCGAGGTCCAAGCAACTCTACGAGCTTTGCTAGTAGCATAAGTCGTAGTATCGCCATCATAATCTAGAGCAAAACGACCAACAGTAGAAACACTAAGCAAATCAAACTTGCTAATATGAATAGAATCATAAGTAGCAATAACAGTTTGACCTGTTCCGTCAGTGTACTGTTCACCAGCACTACGTTCAGTTTGGTCGATGTCAACTTTAGCACCCATAAGGATGTCCTCTATTTGAGCATCAGTAGGGTCAGTAGCCATAAGAGTAAATGCAACATCATCAGCAATATCACTATTTGCTTCGTTGATGAAGTGCATAAACTGCTTCATACTAATGTTGAGCATCTTACGTTTGCCGTGAGCAAAAGCGTTTGCTCTATCTAAGAAATCAAACTCCTCAGATGTAGCAAGGTTAATCACTCTAGTACCAGTCTCAGCGTTGCGAATTACATTCGCACTAACAATTGTTGTCTCCATTTTATAATCAATTTTAGGAGGTTAATAACAAACTAGTTCACGACTAGTTAGCCGAAGTCCTTCTCCTGCCAAAACTTTTTTAGTTGTTGCATGACTAAAACTTTTCAGTTGTTGATGAGTAGGCGGGGGCATCCAATCTTTATCTCGATGACCGGGGGTTGCTAGCGATACCCTCCTCCTCACAATCATAAATACTATTTTCTATACTATCATCACTTTATAATCTTTTGTTATTATAATAAACTACAATATATTTAGCATTGTTATTATATTCATTATCTTTATCGTTTTCTTTAATACTTTTATTATAATTATCATTATCATTTGTTCCTTATTATTCTTTATTATCTCTACTTGTTTCTATTTTATCATTACTTTTATTTCCTCATTATATTAATCGTGCCGATAATTATCAAATTTAGTTAATTCCGTTTAACTAATTATAATTTATTACTAATACTATTATTACTTTCATTATTATTATCTATATTTGCAGCAGTATTTCTAGCACCTACATTATTACTCTTTACTAAGTTAAGTTTTGTAGGCTGAAATAACTTAATAGTACGGACACTATTCAAAGTATTAATTTAAAACATAAAGTTATGGTTGATTTAAAAGTTAATTATCTTGGTCTTAATCAGACCTTTCGTATGCCTACTAGTATGAGTGAAATTAACATGAATGTAATTGCTGATTATGTTAAGCATGTTAATGTTGGTAATGATTATGCTCTTATTGCTGTTGTATTTAAAGAGCGTCCTATTACTATTGTAAGTGTTAGTAAGCAGAACAAGAATGCAAGTGTTAGTGGTGTTGCTGTTATGATTAAGAGTAATACTGATAATGAATTTATTAAAGGTATTAAACTTGGTGAAACTATAGTTATTTCTCCTAGTGATATTTCTATGGGACATCACGTTAATTCTCCTGCTAATCCTCTTACTCCTGGTTTCTTACTTAATCTTCTTCAAACTAATGCTGATTTAAATAAGAAACTTATGGCAGTTAATGTTCCTACGTATTTTGTAGATTTTAAGATTGTTCCAGTTTGTAATATTCATGGTTCTATAGGACAATATCATCCTGTTACTAAATATTATATTACTCCTGATACTGGAGAAACTGATATGGGTAAATAATCTTAATATCTACATCTTCTACGGGGAGGCTTTAAAAGGCGGAGGGAGCTTATGCTCCCGAAGCTTCATATTATATTGCTAATAATGTTATCAATATGAAATATAAAATAAATGATGAAGGTTTAGAAGAAGGTAAATTTCCTAGTTCTACTGGTAAACCTGTTCTTATTGAAAATAAAGCATCTATACTTAAAACTATAGATGATAACATTATAGATAAGGACGTTGCTATGATGATTCTAGTTCAACTTGAAAAAGATGCTCAAAGACATCTAGAAGCTGATGAAGTTACAGCTATTCCTTATTTAGGTAAGATTAAGCGAAAAGCTGGTTCAAAAGCTTATGCTGAAAATAAAGAAACTCTAGATGCAGCTAAAGAAACTATGACTCCTGAAAACTTTGAAAATTTCAAAGCTGCAATGATGAGAGAAGCTGTTATTAAAGAGAATGAAGCAAAAGTATATAATTATCAAGTTGCACGTATGGCTAATAAGAACGGTAAAACTTATTGGAAATGTGTTGAACGTCGTGGTAAATATTATGCTAATATTAGGTTTTATTGTTTAGGTTGTTTAAATTATTCTGAACCATGCAACGAGATAGATTAATAATAGATAATCTTTTGCTTATTGATGATAATGGTATGCCTGAAGCTCCAACTATTCGTCAATTAATAGATAAAGATGTTAGAGAGCTTTATACTAGAGATAAGTCTAAAGATAAATCTGGTTATGTAAAAGATTGTATAGTTATTTATTATCTTGGAGACCCTAAGTCTCCTGCAAAACAAAGCGGTTTAAGTGATGCTGAAGCTCTTAAAATGGCTATAGAACAAGCTGGTCTTCCAGCTAACTATATACCTAGTGCTCTTGTTTTGAAGATAATTAAAAGATATTATGCTCAAAATATAGGAGAAGCTGGTAGAGTTGTTGAGAATCTTCTTAAAACTCTGCATAATGTAAATATTGCAGTTGATTCTATTAATGCTTTACTTAATGAAAAGCTTAGAGATAGAGCTAATTTAACTATAGAAAATGTAAGTACTCTTTTAGATTTAGTAGATAAAGTTACTGCTAAAGCGTCTGAGATTCCTAAGACTTTAAAATCTTTGAATGAAGCTAAGGAAAATCTTATGTATGAAAAAGAGTCTGAAAAAGCTAGAGGTGGTGGTGCTATTACTAGTAGTATGAATGCTGCTGATTATGTTTAACATTATATTGTTTAAGTTATGAATAGTATTTATGAAAATAACTTTCTTTATTTCGATGAAGGTCCACATAAATACACCGATTCTTTAGGTAATGAATATCTTAGTGTAACTACTAATATAGAAAATTACTGTCCTAAGTTTGATAAGAAATATTGGCTTAGAAAGAAAGCTAAAGAACGTGGTATTAGTGAACGTAAACTTGAAGCTGAATGGGAAAGAATAACTAAAGAAGCTTGTGAACGTGGTACAGCTACACATAATGGACTTGAAGATGGTATTAAAGGAAGTAGTATGTTTAAAGATGCTATTCAATATCTTAATCAAGTTAAAAGTGGTAGATGTATAACTGTAGCTGATATTCCTAATCTTAGAGCACATCCTCTAGATATAGAACAATTTAAACGTGCTACCAATAATAAATATCCTGAGATATATAGTGTATTTGAGTTTTATATAAATAAAGGATATACTATTTATTCTGAAATTGGAGTATTTGTTCCAGAGTTACTTCTTAGTGGCACTATAGATGTTCTTTGTGTGAGACCTGATAGATTTGTTATTCTTGATTGGAAAACTAATAAAGATGGTCTTCATTTTACTAGTGGTTTTTATCGCAAAGATAAAACTACTAAACCTATTCAACTTACTAATGAATGGTGTAATACTCACGAGTTTATGTTACCTCCTTTTGCTCATCTAGAAAATTGTAATGGTAATCATTATACTATGCAATTATCTACTTATGCAAGAATGACTGAAATGATACTAGGAATACCTTGTGTTGGTTTAGGTCTTTGTCATATTCAAACTCCTTTTATAAAGAATAAATATGGTATGCCTTATCGTGATGTTCACGGTATGTATAAGATTGATAAAGAAGGTAAGGAAATTGTTACTTGGTTTAAGATTGATTTTATTCGTAATGAAATAGATGCTATGTTTCAAGATAGAAGAATTAAACTTAATAAACAAGGTTTATTGAATCCACAAACTGAAATACAATGGTAATATGACAAGACAAAGAAGAATAAATCCTAGAGTTCTTCATATTGAAGAAGTCGATAATATTAAATATGTTTGTAAAGGTATTCCAGAAACTGGAATGTTTTATGTATTTGGTGTATTAAAATAATAAGATATGAATGAAGAATTATATAATAAAGCAACTAAAGCTGATTTCAGCAAAATACTCATCAATAAAGGATATGCCTATTTTACTAAAGGTAAGTATAATCTTAATATTATTGGTATCAGAAATGCTGGTAATAGCGTTACTAATAAGTTTGATGATGTTATTGTAGTAGAGTATATTGATATGTATGGTATCAAATCTAGAAATATATTTGCTGCTACTACTGACCCTGGTATTACTAGTATGACTAAACCTGTAAGTTATAAAGGTTGCGCTATACTTGTTCCTGGTCAATATCGTTCTGCTTGGAAACTTGGTTATCATAAAGGTAAGTATGAAGCTATTGTTCAATATAAACCTGTAAAAGTTTATAGAGATAATAATAAAGATGCTGTTTATGATTTTAATCCAAAGACTGTAGAAGAAGGTACATTTGGTATCAATATTCATAAAGCTGGAAAACATTCTACTCAAGTTGATAATTGGTCTGCTGGTTGTCAAGTTCTTGCTAATAAAGAAGATTTCGATACTCTTATGAAACTTGCTCATAGACAGATTAGTCAAGGATATGGTAAACTATTTACTTATACTTTAATTAATGAGGAGGATTTGTAATGGATAGTTTTAGTAATGAAGCTGGTAAAGGTTGTGTAATAATGCTTGTTTTCACATTTGTTCTTATTACTTCTATAATTATTGGAACTTATTATTATAGAAAAAATAATAATATTATTGAAACTGATGTTGAACTACAAAAACATAACGATAGTTTAAAAATTAAAGTTGATAATTTAGATAGTATTAAAAATGCAAAAGTTATTGAAGTTAAAGCTCTTGATAATGATAGTACTATTAAGTTGTTCTATCAACTCATTAAGTAAATCATTAACATCTTCTACGGGGAGGATAGAACAAGATAGTGTAACTATAGCGATTAGTGATATTCGTAAAGCTAATGCTAAACTAATAGAATTAAGTTATGAAAAAGATATTAATAAGAATCTTCGACAAATTATTAAAAATGATAGTGTACTTGCAGAACAAGCTAGACAAAGATATATATTATTGGATAGGTCATGCAAGCAAATAAAGAAACAACGTAATATTGCTTATTGTAGTGTTGGTGCTACTATCATATTGCTAATTTTAAGTTTGATAAAATGAGTGATAATCATACTGTAGAAAAGTATATTGAAAGCTACCCTTTTCTTCAATACATAAATGATAACACTGGTCAGTATAAACACGCTAGAGAAGCAGGTTATAAAGACCCTAATGATTTGTTTATGATTGGAGAAAGCGGTGGCTTTCTTCTTGATATACGTAGAGGAGATAAGTTTGTTAATACTAATCTTCTTACTGAGATGGCTTCTCTATATCATATAAATGGCGATAGATATACTTTATATAAAGAAGATAGTATTCCTCATCGTCAATTACGTAAAAGAGAAGAGTATAGACGTAAACACGGATTTGATGCTCCGTGTTTTATGCGTAATGGTGTAGTTCGTAATCTTCATATTAGTGGAGATATGTATAATTACTTGAATTATACTTTTATTGAACAGCTTGATGAAAAGACTATTATACATACTGATAGAGGTTCTGTTGCTAAGAAGAAACAAGACTTTCCTAAGTTTATAGATGCTCAGTTTTGGACATTTGCCATTATAGAGTTTTGTGAACTTAATGGTTTTCATCTTCTTATTGATAAAACTCGTCGTGGTGGTTTTTCTTATATTATGGCTAGTCATAGCGCTAATAAGATAAATCTTCAACCTAATAAAGTTTGTATTCACGTTGCTGCTGATAGTAAATATCTTACTAAGCGTGGTGGTCTTACTGATTTTACTATTCGTAATCTTTATTTTTATGAGAATAAGACTTTCTTTAAACGTGGTATTCTTTCTCGTGCTGCTGAAAACTTTACTCTAGGTTTTAAACTTCCTAATGGTGATATTAGTCCAAATAGTTGGAATAGTGCTTTGTTTAGTGCTTCTGCAAATAACAATCCAGATTGTGCTATTGGTAAGGATGCTGTTAGTGTTAAGACTGAGGAGGTTTCCACTATGGAAAACTTTGATGAGTATATGAATGTTACTGAACCTGCTATGCGTACTGGTAGTTATGTTACAGGTAACTTATTTGCCTGGGGTACTGCTACTAGTGGTAATATGCAAACATTTGAACGTAACTTCTATAATCCATCTGCTTTTCATTTTATAGCTTTTGAGAATGTTTGGGATAAAGATTCTCGTAATGAAGTTTGTGGTTATTTTAAACCTTATTGTTGGGGTCTTCAAGGTCAGATTGGTGATAGATATGCTATGGATGCTGATGGTAATTCTGACATTGAAATGGGTCTTAGAATTGCTTATAAAGAACGTACTGATAAAAAAGTTCATAGTAAGACTTTTAGTAATTATATTAATTACTTAGGTCAGTATGCTAATATGCCTAGCGAATCATTTAGTTCTACTAGTGAAAACTTGTTTAGTTCTGAAGCTTTAATGAATTGGGAAGAAGTACTTAAAAACGACCCAGCTTATACTAATATATCTGATGATGGTATGTTCTTTGAAGATTCTGACGGTAAAGTAATATTTAAAACTAACGCTCGTATTAAAGCAGAAGGTGGTAAGTTTAATAAAGATTTCTTTGATTGGATTCAAGGTGTACCTCGTAAACAACACGAACATCCACATGGTTGTGTTCGTAAATGGTTTGAACCTATTAGAGTTAATCATATTAACGAAAATGGCAAATATGAAGTTGGTATTCCAAAAGGTCAATATTCTATAAGTTACGACCCTGTAGGTGTAAACAAAGAAACTAGTGGTATCACTAATAAACATTCTCATAATAGTATTAAAGTTTGGGAGAATCCTACACAATATAATGGTTTTAAGGGTAAAGTAGTATGCGCATATTATGGTCGTCCTGAGAAACTTGAAGAAGCTGATAGAATATGTTATTTTATGGCAGTATATTATAATTGTATAGGTACTACTGGTGTTGAGGTTAACCGTGGTGAAACTGTTAGTAATTTTGCTAAATGGAAAGCTTTAAAGTATTTAATGAAAGACCCAGTAGAACTTTGGGATAGTTCTATTAAATCTAAAGTTACTGCATCTTATGGTGTAAATATGGGTGGTGGTAGTGGACAAGGAACTACTAAAGTTCTTGAAGGACTTCGATTACTCAAGGAAATGTTGTATAGTGAAGTTGGTAAAAAACTTGATGGTACACCACTTTATTTCTTTCAGACTATTTATGATTATCAAACTATACTTGAACTTCTTAAATGGAATGATAAAGGTAATTTCGATAGAGTATCTGAAATGTTGATACATGCACTTCAATGGAAACTTGATGACGTAGAAGCTGCTAAAAAACTTGCTCATCGTAAGAAAGCTACTATTGAAAATTATAATGATAATATCTGGAATCGTCCATGGTTTACATAATAATTAGTTAACTAAATAAATATACGTATGTTTAATAGTAATTTAACTTATCAGTTTCCTAAACAAAAGGTTAGTGCTTCTGAGAAAGCAAAACCTTATTGGTACACTAATAGTATAGATTATATTATTGGTTTAGGAATTAGTATGAATGACCGTAGTGATACTGAAACTAAAATTCGTATTCTACACGGTGAATTACCTCAAGAGTTTTATAGAAAAACTCTCAATCCTTATAATGCTAGTAAAGAACGTTTTAAAAACTTTCCTGCTACTCTACGTAATTATGATATTATGTCTGATATTATACGTAGATATATAGGAGAGTATTTTAAGAATCCTCACGATTTTGTTGTAGGAGCTAATAATCCTGATATAGTATTTAATAGAAATGCTGCTCTTAAACAAAAGGTTATGGAAGCTGCTCAACAAGCATTTCAACAGGAGTTTCAAAAACGTTATCAAGCTGCTGTTCAACAAGCTGAAGGTCAAGGTCAATCTGTAGAAGCTATAAATCCTCAAGATGTTATGCCTGACCCAGAGGAATTTATGAATAAATTTAATCAGGATTATATAGATAGTGAAAGTAAACAAGGTCAAGATATTCTTAATTATATTAGAGATATTACTAATGACCTTAATATTTATCTTACTGCGTTCTTTAATTATTGTGCTTTTGGTGAATGTTATACATATACTGAACTTAGAGGAGATAAGATTATTAAAGAATGTGTTCCTTTAATGGAAGCTTATCCTATTCCTAATAGTGAATATATGATTGAAGACCACGATATGTTTGCTAGAAAGATGAAGATGAGTTATAATCAAATTCTTGATGCTTTTGATGATTATCTTGATGATAATGATAGAAGTTTTCTTGATAAGTATTATAACGATGCAGCTTATGCTACAAGGACTATTCCTTTAAGATATGACCAATACTTTGAGCATTATGCTAATGTTTGTGATAAGTTTACTGATGAAGAACGTAAACTGTTTAGAACTAAAGACGAACATCCTAGTGCTCGTAATGGTAATCTTTATGAAGTTTGGCATGTAGTTTGGAAAGGTTTTGCTCGTCAAGGTATTCTTACTTTTGTAAATCAACTTGGTTTTCAGGAACAAAGAGTTGTAGAAGAAGATTATGAGTTGAATAAAGAAGCTGGTGATATTAGTATTGAATGGGAATATAAACCTCAAGTTTATGAAGGTTATAGAATAGGAACTAGATATAGTGGCATTTATCCAGTTAAAGCTAGACCTATACTTTATGAACGTAAAGGTAAACTTCCTTATAATGGTATTATGGAAGTACTTCCTTATTTTGGTAAATTTAGTATCATTGAAACTATTACTCCTTTCCAAGTATTTCGTAATATAGTTTCTTATCATCAAGAAATGGTAATAGCAAAGAACAAAATGCTTATTATGCTTTTGCCTAAGTCTCTTGTATCTAATGACACAGAAGATGCTATTTATAGAATGGCTGCTGATGGTGTACTTCCTATTGATGACGAAGAAGATGCAGCAGGAGTTAAGATGCAAAACATTAGATTACTTAATGTAAATATGGGTCAATATATTACAGAACTTAGTAATCTAAAAGAAGCTATTAAACTTGAAGCTCGTGAACTTGTTGATATGAATGCCCAACGTTATGGACAAATTGCTCAATCTGCTGGAGCTTCTACTACTCAAACTGCTGTTGCTCAATCAAGTACTGGTTCTGTTGTGATATTTCAAATGTTTGACCAAATGAGATGTGCTGATTATAATAGAGATTTAGACTTTGCTAAATGTGCTTATATTGAAGGTCTAGAAACATCTTATATTGATAAGACAACTGGTAAAAAACATTATCTTAGTCTTGATGTTAATTCGTTTGTCGGTTCTGACCTTAGTACTACTGTTAGAAATAATGCTAAGGAAATGGATAAAATTCAGCAATTAAAACAATGGGCATTTAGTGCTGCACAAAATGGTGATTTGGATTCTGCTCTTGCTGCTATTACTGGAGATAATGTTGCTGCTATTAGTGATGCTGTTAAAAAGTTTAGTCAGTTAAAGCAACAACACGAAGAACAAATGAAACAAATGGACCAAGCTATTCAAGAACAAGCTAATCAACTTGAATTACAAAAGATTGCTGCTAAAGGTGAACAAGATAGAGAAACACTTGCTCTTAAAGCACAATATGATTTACAGCTTGAATATGCTAAAGGTGATATAGCTTTACTTGGTGATACAAATCCTCAAAATGATGAATATGCTAAAAACCAATTAGCTCGTATCCAAGAGGAAAGTAAGAGAGCTAGTGAAACTGCTAAACTTCAACTTGAAAGACAAAAGCTTGCTATGGATACATATAATAAAGCTGCTGACCGTCAAGTAAAGAGAGAAGAAATGGCTAATCAATTAAAGATAGCAAAGACAAATAAGAATAAATACGATAAGAAATAATTGTTTGTTTTGTTGGTTTTATTGTGTCTAGGAGTAGTGCTCGTGAGAGTATTACTCCTTTTATTTTAGATGTTAAAATCTTATTTAATATTTTAAATTCGTTTCTGAGACGTTATTTATAAATAGTCGATTAACTTATAAACTAGTATTATTAAATTGATTGTAAGTTAAATAAAGTGCTTCTACGTGAATGTTTATATCAAATGAAGGCAGTCGGATAGCTTACGCAAATTAGAAATTAAGGTACTGGAATTGTATAAGAAACTAATGCTCGTAAAGATAACATTAATAATATTTATTCTATTAATAATCGGTTTGATGAAACTTCTAATAACGATAGTTAAATAAGTTGTGATTTTCTTGCTACTATAAATAAAGGTATTACTTTTGCAGCAACTAACAAGTGTTAGTGTATTTATTAATCATTTAAAATATAAAGCTATGTTTGTATTTCGTAATAGTATTGGGTTCGGACAACATCATCGTTTGATGATTGAACTTGATAATATTGATTTTGGAAGTGGCGGTGGTAATGGTACTGGTACTAACGCTAACAATAACCAAGGTAACGGAGGCGGCACTGATAATAATAACGGTGGTAATGGCTCTGGAGATAATAAAGATGGTAATGGTAAAGATGGCGAAGGAAATAATAAAGATAATCCTGACCCTGACAATGCCAATGACAATCCTGACAATAAGAATAATGACAAAGACAATCCATCCAACCCTTCTACGGGGGGTCTTGAAGTAGGTACAAATGTAGAGTTTGAAGGTAAAACTTATACTGTTGCTGAAAATGGAGACCTTGTAGATACAGATGGTAAAGTTTTTAAAGAAGCTAAAGATGTTGATGAGTGGATTAAATCACTTGAAGTTGATGAACCTAGAGCTGATGTAAATATTGAAAATATTCGTAAAGCTATGAATATCGATATTACTGATGAGAATGGTAATCCAGTTGAATTTACTGATGACATTGAAGGTATTAAGAGTTACATCAATTCTGCTATTGAACTTAAATCTAATGAAGTAGCTTCTGCTGCTGTCAATAAAGTATTTGTTGACAATCCTATTCTCAAGCAGTTTGTTGATTATCTTACTGTAAATGGTGGTGACCCTCGTGGTTTTGGTGAACGTCCTGACCGTTCAGGTATTACTGTCGATGAGAAGTCTGAAGAGCAACAGATTGCTATTATTAAAGCTGCTGCTAAAGAGTTTGGTAATGCTTCTCTTAATGATAATTACATTAAGTATCTTAAAGATTCTGGTGGTCTTTATGATGAAGCTAAAGCTCAACTTGCTAACCTTCAGAATGCTGATAAGCAACGTGACGAAAATGAAGCTAAACAAGCTGAAGCTTATCGTCAAAGAGAAGAAGCTGAAACTATTGCTTATTGGAAAGGTATTAAAGATACTATCGATAAACGCGAAATTGGAGGATATAAACTTCCTGAATCTCTTGTTAAAGAAGTTAATGGACAGAAAGTTACTGTTACTCTAAATGATTTCTATGATTATCTTTCTCGTGGACTTAAAGATGAAGATGGTAATATTGCTACCGCTTATGAGCGTGCTCTTGCTAATCAATCTCCAGAGGAAGCTACTAATCAAGAATTACTTAGTGCTTGGTTGATGTTCACAGGTGGAACTTATAAAGACCTTGTTAAGATGGCTATTAATAATGAGCAGGTTAAAACTTTAAAGCTTGTTGCCAAAGGAAATAAAGGTCATGGTACTGTACGAATTACTAAGCCACAAACTAATAATAATAAAGCTATTGATGATATTCAATTTAGCTAAATGTTTAATTAATTAATTAATAACTATGTACGCAATTCGTGAAGTGCAACGTGGTAACTATGATGACCGTGGTTATTCTAATGAGGAAACTATTGCTCATCTTATGCTTACCAAACCTAGTGAGATTAATTCTATGCTCACCTATACTTTTGGTATGGATGATGATAGATTCCCACTTAATTTCCTTACAGAAGGACAAGGTACTGCTGGTGTAGTAGATATTACTACTACAGATTGGACTTGGAAGACTATGGGTCGTATGAAGTTCAATGATTCTGTACTTTGGTTTAACACTGCTAATACTACTCCTGGTAAAGGTGGTGCTACTTTTGAAGTTGAGTTTAAGACACACTGGTTCATTGAGCAGTATGGTTTGATTGCTCCTGATGGTGTAACTCAAGTTCGTATTATGAAAGACCTTGGTCATGGTTCTCATGGTGGTTATTTGTATCGTCTTCGTATTACAAATCCTAATCCAAATGCTTACGTTAATGTAGCTCAGAATCTTGGTGTAGGTATGTTCTGGTCTTTGACTGCTCCTACTATTCCAGAGTCTTTCTCAAAGGGTAATCGTACTAATACTATGGGACCTGGTAAGATGACTTCTCAACTTGAGTTCCATCGTTATAGTAAAGAGATTGCTGGTAACATTAGTAATACTGTTGTTACTTATGAGTTTAAGACTAGTGGTGGTGGTACTACTAATCTTTGGATGAATGAGGAGATGCGTCAGTTTGAGCTTCAGCAACGTGTTATGAATGAAGAGCGTCTTTGGTTTGCAGAGTATAATAAGACTGTAAATGGTGAGATTACTCTTATTGATGAAGACAATGGTCAGCCTATTCCACACACTGCTGGTATGCAACAGATTTGTCGTGAAAGTAATTATGATACTTATGGAGAGGAACTTACTCTTAATAAGTTGAATCGTACTATCGGTGATATTCTTGACCGCAATACTGATACTGGTAATATGGATGTAGTTCTTGCTTGTGGTAAGGGTTTTGTTGAGGACTTTGACCGTGCTGTTAAGAATGATGCTCGTGATAATGGTTTTGTTACTCCTCTTGGTGACAAGATGATTAGTGAATCTAAGAGTGGTCTTTCTTATGGTAATTACTTCCGTCAGTATAAGACTGTTGATGGTCATATGATTACTCTCAAGCATCTTGGTTTCCTTGACCGTGGTACTTTTGCAGACAATGCTCGTGACAATGGTTATATCCATCCTCGTACTGGTCTTCCAATGACTTCTCACCAAGCATTTATGCTTGATACATCTTCTTATGATGGTCACAATAATATTCGTAAGGTACGTATGAAGGGTCAAGAGCATATTGCTGGAGTTGTTAAGGGTCTTACTCCAATTCCTGCATCATGGGGTGGTTTCCCTGCTAATACTCTTTCTACAGATATTGATGTATCTCGTTATGAGGTTAAGGATTCTTATGGTCTCCAAGTTGACCGTAATACTAAGTTCTTCCAACTCAAGTGTGTACTCTAACATTTTAAAATTTGATTGCTATGACTGATATTAAAATTGAAATTCCAAAAGGAAGTCCTGCAAATAGTGGAAACGATAATACTCCTGCTGAAGGCATAAATCCTTCAGCAGACCAGACACAAGCTGAATTAGAAGCTAAAGAAAAAGCTGCTCTTGAAGCAGAACTTGATGCTCCATATTTTGAAAAGAAGACTGTAGTTATTTCTTCTGTTCGTAATTATTCTGCTTATCGTAGAATTAATATGCAAGTTCTTGGCAAGCCTAAAGCTACTATAGGTTCTTCTGTTAAGTCTGTACGTATTCTTATGAGCAATAAGGGTGAGCTAGCTGCTTATTATCCAGAGATTATTGGTATTGCTGCTAATCATCCAGATTTCATTACTAGAGTTAAAGGTTATCTTAATAACATTTTCTTTGATGTTAATGATGGTGATAAGGAACTTAACATTTCTTTCCATTATAATCATAAAAGAGATTATCTTGCAATTAAGGCTGAAGAAGATAAGATTCTTTCAACTTATGAAAAGATTGACCGCTCTAATGAAGCAGAGCTTTATAAAGCTGCTGTTAAACGTGATGAAGCTATTACTCGTCTTGAGCAAACAAAGTACCAGTATGGTATGCCTGATAATGTAGAGGAATATATTATTTGGCGTCATTGTCTTAACTATCCTGATGTAGCTAAAGATGAAGCGTTTATTAATAGTAATGCTACTCTTCGTTTCTTTATTAAAGATGTTGCTAAAGAAGAGAATCGTAAGGTTAAGCTTATTGTTGAACGTAAGAAGGCTATTGAACGTCTTGTTGAACTTCAATCTTCACCAAGTAAAGTTAGTGCTACTTATATTCAGTATTGTAGAGTTAATGGTCTTAATATTTCTGATGGTCTTAATAAGACTTCTCTTGAACAAGTTGATGACCTTATGAAGTTTGCCACTGATGACCCTAAGAAGTTTAATTCTATTGTTACAGATAAGAATCTTCTTGATAAAGCATTTATTGAAACTCTTATTACTAGAGGTGAGCTTGTTCGTTCAGAGTATAATCAGCAAATTAACACTCCTGATGGTCAGTTTGTTGGTACTAATATTAATGATGCTATTGCATTCTTTAATAATCCTGATAACAACGGACTGAAAAATAAGTTGGAAAACAAATTGAAACTTTTTTAATTGATAAAGATATGACTACTGCTGAAATGCACCAAATGTTCAGAAACTATGCTCAACAAATGGGTATGCAGAATGTGAGAGCAATACTGCCTTCACAGATAGATATGTTACTGAACAATTCAATTTCGGACACAGTAAATCAAGTGATTGCTCAAAACATTGGTACTACCAGTGATAGAGTAATCACTGATAACTCAAAGCTTAATCAAGTTAATGCTCTTAAAAGTCTTTATAAAGTATGGAAAGGTAAAGTTACACTTCCTACTCCAAAGACTAATTATATTGCAAGTTATATTCTTCCTCTTGAAAATTTTGGTATTGCTACAGAAGCTAAAGAGACCGAAATTAAAAAGGGTGATAATGTATATGGTGCTCCTGGTAGTGCCGATGCAGGTAAACCTAAGAAGATTGATTATTTCTTCCTTGTAGATTTGAGCATTGATTATGTTAAGAATTTGGGTGGTGGAAATTTTAATACTAATATTTTCCCAATTCGTCTTATTGATGACCAATATCTTGCTGATGTAGTTAATGATTTTGTAATGGCTCCTAGTCTTAGAAGTCCTGTAGCTACAGTTCATGATACTAATATCGAACTTTATATTGATAAACCTGATGCTTCTACTAAGAGTACTCCTGAAAATTATACTTTTGGTGATGGTCTTAAAGTAAATGAAATTCGTTTGTCTTATATTGGTAAGCCTGGTATTGTTAAGTTTAATGAAGACCTTGGTGGTGAAGATGTTGATTGTGAACTTCCAGAAAGTATGCACGTTGATATTGTTAAGCATGCTGTAGATTTATATCGTACTGCTCTTAACGGTGGTCTTGCTGCCGCTCAAGGTGCTCAACAACAACAGCAACGTGAGAATGTCCGTAATAATTCTAGAGACGAAGGTTATGAACCTGCCCCTCGTTAATATCGTATAACTTATAATTTAAATAATAATGAGACAACTCTTTATTTGTACTAGTAAAGCAGTTCTTGCTGCTACCGGTACACCACAAGATTTGACCAAAGTAGCTGCTGGTACTATTGGTATGTGGGAGAATGATGATGATTCTAAGTGGCTTGCTGCTGCTCCTGCTTCTGATTTCAGTATTGCTTATGGTCGTCCTAATAGTCAAGCAGTTGTAATTCCTATTGATTTTACTTCTGCACGTGTTACAACTTCTACTCCTCAAGCAGGTACAATGTTTAAGGCAGAGATTACTATTCCTGAACCTGTTGCAGGTAAAGACTATACGCTTCAGCTTATTAAGCTTGGTACTGAAAAGCATGAGCGTTATTCTTGGACTGTTACTGATAATGGCTCTCATAAGACTACTGCTGCTGAAATGGCAAAGTCTCTTGGTAATCAATTTACTAATATGATTGAAGCAGGTAATGAGCAACTTGATGGTCTTAAAGTAACTGTAGATGAAGCTAAGGTTACTATTGAAGCTAAAAAGAATTATCAAGGTTGGAATCTTATTGCTGGTGACGATTTGGTTGGTACTGATGTTGCTATTACTGCTGCTGTAGCTCCAACTCTTGATGCAGCTTATGTTAAGAATCTTGCTTCTTTCTGTTCTCAGAATCGTGGTTTCTCTAATGTATATCGTGATGGTGCTTCTATTTATCCTGGTTATCCTATGGAGGTAGAGAATACTACATATAAGATGTACTCAATCCAGTTTAAGTATCCTAGAAAGTATGGTCGTACTCGTGATGAAGCTCCTATTCAAGAATTAGCTATTGTAGTTCCTGTAGGTAATACTGTACTTACTGGTCTTCTTGATACAATTTTAGCATTTTAAATAGGTATTAGTTTCAAGGAGAACCTAACCATCTTCTACGGGGAGGTTCTCCTTTTATTTTTTTTCTTATGGAAGAGTTTAATCAAATCAATAATATAATAGCTGAATCTATAAAAGATACTTCTTATATTACAGTGCTTATTAGTAGTGGAGTTTATCTTGCTTATACTCTTATTATTAAGCTTGTTGATTTGTTTAAAGCTAAAGACAGAAATAGACCTATTGTTGAAATGGCTGCTGCTGTAAAGCAAGTAAGTGAAAACGTAGTTAAACTTAATGGTGTCTTAGACAAAGCTTTTCAAGATGCTGAGACTAAAGAACGAAACAAAGTAAAGAATGCTATATGTACTGCTTTTGATAGTTTTAAATGGACTGTTGCTAATACTTGTCATGAAATTATTATTCATAACAATATTGAACAAAATAAGGAATTGATAAAACAAAACTTATTCAAAGTAATTAGTACTGAGTATTATAAACTTTATAATGTTTTTTCAGCTTACGAATTGGATGGAATTTGTGTAGCTACAAAACTAAAAGAAGATTGGATTGATGCTGTAACTAACGAATGTCTTGCTATCATTTATGATGGTCAAGATTCAGTAAATAGAATTAGTCAAATAAGTAATAAATTACTTATTGTTACTAATGAATATTCTATATATATAAATAACAAAGTGTTTAATTCTTAATAAGATGTTCTTATGATGGACAATAATAACACTATAAATAGCCTTGAGGAGTTAGAAGAAGGAGTTGTTAAAACTCTTGAGTATCTAGCTGCTCAAGGTTTTATAGTTAATAGAGATAAAGTACTTAAACTTACTACTATTAGTATGTATAAAGCTGTACTTAATAACTCTGATAAAATTAAAGGATTTGATATTAGTAAATTTAATAATAAAGTTAGATTGTTATGAATGATGAAGAAATGGTTATTCTTTCTATTCCTAAAGAATGGGAAGATACATATATAAAATTACTTACTGTCATTAGTCAATCTGGTGAAGCAATTCTTAACGATTGTTCTTATGGTTGTAAAGGTGATGGTAGTATAATGTTTAATTGCTGGAATATATTCCAGGCTGCTTGTGCTGCTCATGCTTTAGGAAATACTAAACGAGCTAATCTTTATATTGACTATGTAAATAAACAAATAGCTAATAAATTTGGAGAAGTAACTTTTAAAACTAAGTAAGATGGAGAATAAGCAGTTAGAGAATGAGGACTTGCTTATGAACAAGAAAGAAGAACTTATTTGGAAAGTAATAGACAATGTTATTAGTTGTTGTGCTGTTACTAGAATTGATGGAGCGAAGTCTATTACAAGAGAAGATGTAGTAGGTAAATCTAGAGAAGAAAATGTTGTAATGACTAAATGCCTTGTTGTTGAACAAATGGTTCATGCTGGATTTACAATTAGTACTATAGCTTTTATTATAAATAGAACAGTTCAAGCTACTAGACATTTACTTAAAATGAGTACTTATTATTATGAAACTTCTAGAGCTTTTAGACTTGCAACTTCTGAAGCTACACTTCTTAATAAGGATGTCGAACCTATTTTCGTTTAAATAGAAAATAAAAAGAAAATAATTATTATAGTAGTGATGCGATTAATTAAGATGATAATTGGAACAAAATCCGATTATCATCTTTTTGTGTCTAATAGAACTTATGCTTATCTTTGCAGTGTACAAAATACTAGTTAATGTACTATTTATTATTTTATTAATCTTAATAATCATTGTAAAGTTATGGATGATTCTAAAGTTTTTATGTTCCCTGATGGTGGAACTCGTCAGACTTCTAGTGATGCTAATAGTCTGCTTCCTTTACTTATGTGTAATGGAGGTTTTGGTGGTGGTAATTGGGTTTGGATAATCTTCTTGTTCTTCCTCTATCCTCTTATGCGTAATGGCGGATTGTTTGGCAATATGGGTCAGAATGGTGGCGGTTGTCTTGGTCCTCTTGCTAATATGGTAAATAACAATGATGGTAGAGACCTTATTATGCAGGCTATTAATGGTAATGGTGCTGCTGTTCAGAGATTAGCTACTATGTTTGGTACTAAGGTTGATATGATTCAATCTGCTATTTGTCAAGTTAACAATAGTGTTTCTCAAGTTGGTTGTAAGATTGATTCTTCTACTGGTGCTCTTCTTAATGCTGGTACTAAGAATACTATGACACTTGCTAATCAGTTGGCTACTTGCTGCTGCAATTTGAAGAATGCTATTACTGAGGGAAATTATCAGAATCAGATTGCTACTATTCAGCAGACTGATACTATTAAGCAAAGTGTCGGTGATGTAGGTAACGCTGTAACTCGTGGATTTTCTGATGTAGGTTATGCTCTTCGTGACCAGACTTGCAATTTGGATAAGTCTATTGATGTTGTTGGTGATAGAATTATTGCTAGACTTGATGCTTCTGAAAAGTCTGCAATGCAGGATAAGATTAATGCTCTGCAAACTCAGTTGACTACTGAGCATCAAAGTGGAGTAATTGCTCAGCAAATTGCTGCTGCTGTAAATCCTATTGCTCAAGCTGTTAATGAAATTAAGTGTGCTCAGCCACAGACTGTAACCGTTCCTTATCAGCCATTCCAGGCAGTACCAAATTGTGTTGCTTATCAGTATGGTATGTACAATGGTGGTAACAATCTTAATGGTTTTTGGTTTTAAAGTATAGGAGGTAATATTATGGCTTTAAATAATGAATTCATTGGTAATCGTGGCGGTATACCTTTAGTAGCTGCTACTCAAACGACTGCTGGCAGTGCTACTGCTAATGCTGTTTTTAGTATGCCTAATCATACTTTCAGAGCTATGGGAGTTGCTGGTATAATGGTAATTAATTTTAATGCAGCTACAACTACTGCAACTGGTTTTGAAATTATGGTTAATAATATCACTCTTCCTCTCTTGGCAAGTAATGGAGAAGCTCTTACTGCTCTTACAGCAGGTCTTCACATTATAGTATTTGATAAACAAAATAATAAACTTCAACTTATAGTATAATGTTTTCAGGTCTTAATCAAGGTAGTCGAGTTTATATTTTAAATAAGACTAATGGTATAGAATTTAAGATTGGAGAAATTGTTGGAACTACTACACCTATATTTGCTACCGATGGTACTAACATGATGGTTGTAAATTTAAAGGTTAAAGTAGATGGCAGTAACGTTGATTATAACAATGTTCCAGCTAATAATACTTCTGTTAGTTATAACAATGGTAATCTCATTATCGCTGAAAGTAAACAAACTATTCAATCTGAAGTAGAAGCTACTCTGCAACACGCTAATTATGTCGTAGAACATATTGAAGATTATAAAAATCAAATAACTAAATGTGAAGAAGTTCTTAAAGAACTTAATCCTCAATTTGCTAAAGATAAAGCACGTGATGAAAGAATAGCAGGTATAGAAAATGAAGTTGCTGGAATGAAAGGTGACATTGCTAAAATTCTAGCTGCTGTAACTAAAAATTAAAGTTATGATAATTATGGTGCAACGTAATATGAATAAGTCTGAACTTAAAGAAAAGATTAGACGTATGAAAATGGAAATTCAAGAACTAGAAGAATGTCTTGATAAATATGAAGAAAGAGATAATCGTTATGACGATGAACCTCAGTATAGAAATCGTAATCCTTATGACGATGAAGAACGTTATCACGAAAGAGAAGAATATGGGCATCGTGAGCGTGGTCGTTATGGACGTTATTAATATAAAATCCGCCCCGTAGAAGAGTGTAGTGGTAAGGCTTCTCTAACCATACCTTCTACGGGGCGTTTATAATAACTAAGCTTATGTATAAAGAAGGTTTTGATGTTTACGATGAACTTCCTGAAGATATGGTTGTTTATCTTCGTTATAATGGTAGACATTTTAATCGTAAACTAGTTGATTTTGCTACTAGTAAAATGACTACTAAAGATAGTAACGGAACTGAAATAGCTCTTGAACCTATAACAAGAGAACAGTTAGATGATATGATGCGACAATCAAATGTTCATTTAACTAATAATGATAATCCTTATGATGCAGTGTTTGTAGCTAATATGTGTAAAGCTGATTATTTAGGTAGTAGTGTTCCTGATGGATTGCATTTATGTCTATATGTGAAGGATGTAATAGATGATATTGATGGATATGACGGAATAGCTTTTAATCGTTGGTATGCAGATATGTGTCGTAAAGGTATTCAAGTTGATTGGTATAATTGCCGATAACATTAATAAATCGAAGCAGCTAATATTAATATAAATGTTAGCTGCTTTAATTGTGTTAATTAATATATAGATAGTGTAGTTATTGATAATAAAAATCTATATTTGCAGCAATTAAAGATAATGATAATGGAAATAATAAATCAAATAATACAACAAGCAATAAATAGTTTTGATTTTACTTATTGTGTAGTAGTTAATGCTTTAACTTATACATTAGTTACTGTACTTATTTATCTTTGTCAAGGTAATATAAGTAGAACAATTAAAAAACTTGTATTGCTTTTTAGTATAATAATTGTTAGTACTATATATTATGCTATTGGAGTTGATGTAAAACTTATTGTAAATAGTTCTATACTTGCTCCTATAAGTTGGACTTGGATTATTAAACCAATTCTTTCTAAGCTTGGTTATGATTATAAAGATATTGATAATAAAATAAATTAATATGGATAAAACAAAAATAAATGGAGCTGTTGATGGCTTACCACTTTCTATAAATCATAAAAATACTCTTAAAGCAGCTCTTAATCAAGGAGCTGGAGAAGGTATGATTGAATTAGAAACTAAAGTCGATGATATTGATAAAGAAGTTGGTGCAATAAAAACAAAGATTAATAGTTTTATTGCTGACAACGAAATTATCGAACTTGCTATAGGTAATGATGCTGCTACAAAAGCTGCAAATATTAAGAAACTTGGTGACATTCAACATACATTTTTTGCTAGTATTAATTATGGATATGGTACAGCTAGTTGGCTTCCTACTGATGGAGGTAATGCTTTTATTGTAACAGATGAAGGTCACGCTGTGACATACAAAATTAGTACAGATGGTGCTGTTACTAAACTTAGTGAGTTTACAATTAGTAAACCTACTGAGTATAAATTGCCTGCTGCTACTAAGACAACACTTGGTGGAGTTAAAGCTATTACGAATATTGTAAATGTTGATGTTGACACTGCAACTGCTGCAAGTCTCGCTGGCGTTATTAACACTCTGCTTACTCAACTTAGAACTGCTGGTATTATTCAACTATAAAATACCCTTGCTTCTTGCGATGCTAGATGTGTGTCCGTAGCCCCTGAGACTAGTGATTAGTCTTGGGGGTTTTATGTGTCTTCTAGACGTTAAAAAGTTATTTAAGAATTTTATTTCTTTAAAATTACGTTCTAAGCGACTTTTATTTAGCTTGTGATTAACTAATAACAAATATATATTTCTTGCTATTAGAAGCCAAATAAAGTGGGTGTACGGCAATGTTCGTATCAAAGTTTGATAGTATAATTCACATAAGGAGGAGGCATAATCAATCAAATTATTAATCTGATTGATGTTTAAATTGCTAAGATACTAAGTCCTGAAAGTCCTCCTCCTTTTACTAATATAATTAATTATAATATGAGTAAAATTCCTGCTATTAATGAGATAGACGCAAATAGCCCTTCTCAAGAGTCTAAGGAAGTTGTAGTTAAAGCTACTGATGTATCTCCTGATATTAATGAAGTTCAGGAGACTATTAGTAGTGCTGCAACTATTCAAGAAGTTGATGGTACTCGTAAACCTACAATTAGTGAGATTTATAAGATTGTTACTGATGGACTATTTGAATCTACATCTAATTGGTGGGATTATGCTTATAAACTTTCTCAGGCTCAAATTAATCAAGATATTATATCTCGTCTTGATAAAGGTGAAATTGGTGGTGGTTATAGTAAAGGTGTTGATATTATAACTACTACTAAAGATGCTATACCTACAAATACTAATGTTTATTCAGCTTTGAAAAGTGATACTCTTTATCCTAAGAAGTTGAATAATGAAACTATTAATGGTATTTATAATTTCGTTAATGGTATTACTATTGGTAAGCCTACTGCTTATACAGGAGGTACTTGGTCTGTAGACCAATTAGGCAAAACTCATCTTAGTACAGATTATCTTTATGTTAGACTTAAAGCTATATTTGAAACACTTCAAATACTTAATGTTGATACTATTGGAGGTAAACTTGTTATTTCTCCTGCTGGTAGTATCACTATTGTTTACGTAGATAACATTAAAGTTACTATTGACGATAATGAACAAAATGTTTATCGTTGTTATTTTCTTGGAGAACAAGAAGGTGAAGAAATAGAAAATAAATGGAAAGTTGGAGACCAAGCTCAAGCTAAAAGTTTTAATGTAAAGAAAGGAACTTATCATAAAATTGGTAATCATTATCTTTGGCGACTTGTAGTTGGAGCTAGTACTGATACTGTAACTATTGATGGTAAGAAATATCATTATGTAGATTTAAGTCAATTAATATTTGACGTTGGTTCTGACGCTCCTGCTCCAGGTGATGTACTTAATCAACTTGGACATAGAGGTGATGATTTACAACGTCAAACAGCTATAGTCCTTAATGCTGTTGATAACTATGCTCCAAGTATTACTCTTTATGCTGGAATTAATGATTTTACATTATTAAATAAAGAGTATGTTGAATACGGTGTTTATCAAGGTAAAGCGTTCTTCAATGTATATGGTGATATGTATATTGGAGATAAAGGTAGTAATCCTACCACTTATATTAAATATAAGAATGGTAAGATTGACATTAAAGCCAATCTTACAATAGGTTCTAGTATTGATGGTAAAGACCTTGATAAATATATTAAAGAAAATGGTGGTGTTGATGAAAAAACTGTAATAAGTCTTATTAATAATTCTCAAGTTATTAAAGACCTTCAGAATCAAGCTGATGGCGCTATTGAAACTTGGTTTTATGAAGGAGAACCTACTCTTAAAAATCTTCCTGCTGTAGATTGGACTACTAATGAACTTAAAAAGATTCATACAGGTGATTTATATTATGACCAAAATACTGGTTTTGCTTATCGTTTTACTAGATACAATGATGATATCAATCCTTATGCTTGGAATCGTATAAAGGATAACGATATTGTAAAAGCTCTTGAAGCTGCTAATAAAGCTCAAGCTACAGCTGATAGTAAAATGAAAATTTTCTATGGTGAAGCTAAACCTACAGATTATCAAGCTGGTGATATGTGGGTTAATGCTACTCTTGCTGGTAAGTTTGATAATGATATAGCTAGAAGTACTACTACTAGTAAAACATTTGATGCTAACCATTGGGTTCTTGCGTCTCGTTATTCTGAAGCTATTCAAAATCTTCTTAATTGGAGTAATCAATATACTACAAAGTTTGAAGACCTTACTAAAGTAGTTAAGGAACAAAAAGATAAAAGTATTAGTAATTGGTTTTATGATTATGAACCTACTATTGATAACGAACCTGCTAATCTTTGGAACACTGAAGAATTACGTAGTGAACATATAGGTGATATATTCTATGATACTAAGAATAATCATTCTTATCGTTGGACTGGTTCTGCTTGGTCTATGATTAAAGATGCAGACTTTGATGAAGCTATGAAAAAAGCTAAAGATGCTGAAGACCTTGCAGATAAGAAAAGACAAATATTTTATTCTGATACTACTCCTACTGGTGGTGACCGTGGAGACCTTTGGATGAAACAAGTTGGAACTAAAACTGAAGTTTGGGTATTTGATGGTACTAATTGGGTTAAGTCTAACGATAAAGCTTTAGCTGATTATAGTGATGCGGTTAATAAAGAACTTAAAGGTATTAAAGGTCAACTTGATGGTAAGGCTGAAACTTGGTATCAAGCAGATGACCCTAGTACTAATTGGACAAATAAAACTTCTCACGAAGGTGATATTTGGTATAATACTACTGATGGTACTACACAATATTGGAATGGTACTAAATGGGAAAAGATGGATATTCCTAAAGATGTGTTTGATACTATTGATGGTAAATCTTCTATTTTTGTAGATTCTTATGATGACGCAAAAGCAGGTAAAGGTGTTATATCTAATGGATATAATGAAAGAGATATTTGGATTCTTCCTGCTGACGCTATAGTGAATGGAGTACAATATTACAAAGGTGATATTCTTACAGCTATAGCTGATGGAACTGTATTCAATGAAAAACATTGGATTAAGAAAGTTCGTTATGTTGGAGATAAAGAACTTACTACAGCTATAGATAAAGTTAATAAAAAGATCAATGATATTAGTGCTACAACTCTTCCTGGTCTTGATAATAAGTTTAATGAGTTTGCTAAAGATGGAATAATTGATTCTTCTGAGAAATCTAGACTTACTGACTTACTTAATCAAGCTAATAATGATGTTTTAGCAGCTAATGACCAAATTACTAGTATTATAAAGTCTGATTATCTTACTAATGATAATGTAAATAAAGGTAAGCTTATAGAAGCTCAAAAAACTTTAAGTACTGCTTGGAATGAATATAAGACTTTAATTAATACTCTTATTGCTAGTGAAAATTCTATTACTAAAAATAATATAGCTGAAGCTAGTAGTAAATATACAAATCTTCAAAATTCTATTAAAGCAGTTAAACAATATCTTGCTGCTTGTCAAGCTGATATGCTTTCTAATATAGGAATTGATATTAATTCTTATAAATATCTTAAAGAGGCATTTAAAGGTAAGACTGAAGTTAATGGAGGTCTTGTTGTTACTAATGTTCTTCAACTTAGACAAACATCTGATGCTAATTCTCCTATTACTGCTGGTATTAGTGGTCTTCAAGGTAAAGCTAATGAAAATGGTGTTGTAGATAAGGACACTTATGATATAACATCTATTGCTGCTTGGTTTGGTGGACCAATGGTAGATAAGAATATATTTACTGATGAACAACTTGTTCATAAAGTAGCCGGTACAGATTACGCTAGAAGTTTATTCCGTCACGACGGTAGTGGTTATCTTGCTAGTGGTGCTATTTATTGGGGAACTGATGGTATTCTTCACGGAAATCCAAATAGTTTTATTCTTCAAGGAACTAGTCTTGCTACTATGTTTAATTATATAAGACTGTTCTATTTGCATTATGGTAATACAAATGATGAAGGAATTGCAGGAGTAGATTATATTACTCCGACTAAAACTTTTTCTAGATTAGATATTCTTACACAAGGTGGTACTGAACAAGGACTAAAACTTCCTACTGGTTTATTTATTGGTAGTACTATTACTGGAGGTTCATTTCAAGTAGGTAATATTATTATTAGAACTAAGAAAGGAGACCCTAATATACTTGAGATAGTTAGTGCTACTAATGGTAAAACAGCTCATCTTGGAGTACAAGGAGGAATTAGTGCTTACGGTACATACACATCTTCTACGGGGGGTGGAGGTGGACTAAATGCTGCTGTAGTATCATACGCTAATATTATTGCTGGTAATTATAATGATGCAGACCTTACAACTATTCCTAATGCTTATAGTATTAAAGCTCTTTATAATGCTATTCAAAATATTGATGTAACTGGTCAACTTGAGAATTATCTTCTCAAAACTGATGCTGCTGATACATATCAACCAAAAGGTAATTATTTGACTGCACATCAAACTATATACGGTTTGACTATTCAAAAGAATGGTGAAAACGTAGGAACTTATAATCCTAAATTAAAAGCTGCTACAATTGATATAGCAGTACCTACAAAAGTTAGTGAGTTAACTAATGATAGCGGTTATACAGATAATACTGGTACTGTAACTTCTGTTGGTATTTCAGTACCTACAGGACTTTCTGCTACAAACTCTCCTATAACAACAAAAGGCATTATAGTTATTACTTTTGCTGAAGGTTATTCTATACCTACTATAGCAAAACAAACAAGTTGGGATAATATATCTACTTTGGAAAGTTATTTTAATAATGGTTCTGCTAAAAAAGCACTTCAATTAACTAATGTTCGTAAACTTTGGGGAAACAATTTCAATGGTACTGCTGATATTGACGGAAGTATTATAATTCCTGGAGAAAATTATATATCTATAGGTGATGTTAAACTTATATATGATGCTGCTAATAAAGCGTTAAAGATTGATGGTAATCTTTATTCTACTGGTGGTATTAGTGCATATGGTACAAACAATGTTGCTGGTGGTGGAGGATTGAATGCTAGTGTAATTAGTTATGTTAGTATTTTAGAAGGAAGTTATGTAGATACAGATTTAACAAGTATTCCAAACGCTTATTCTGTAAAAGCTTTAAGCAATAGAATTGATAATATAGCTACAGAACTTGGAGATTTAAATCTTTCTTGGAATAATATTACTGGTAAACCAACAACTTTTACACCTAGTGCTCATAAACATAAATGGGTAGATATTACAGATAGAATTACAAAAGTAAGTCAACTTACTAATGATGCAGGTTATTTAACTACTCATCAATCTTTATCTAGTTATTATACTAAAGCTGAAATAGATGCAAAAGGTTATACTACAAATAAAGGTACTGTAACATCTATAGGACTTACACTTCCTACAGGTTTAACTTGTGCAACAAAGAGTATTACAACCAGTGGTATATTTGCTGTTAGTTTTGCTTCTGGTTATTCTATTCCAACAACAACTAAACAAAGTTCTTGGGATAGTGCTGTATCAGTAAAACATAGTCATAGTAATAAATCTGTATTAGACGGTATTTCGTCCGCAAAGGTAACTCATTGGGATAGTGCCTATGACTGGTACGCCCTTATAACTACTGACGAGGAGACTGCGGACGGCGTTATCAATAAGTGGAACGAGGTGGTTAGCTTCCTCGCAAATATTGCGCAGACGAATACTTTGAGCGGTATTGTTGACGGAATCAATAAGTCAATTTCTGATGAGGTGACAAGAGCGAAAAAGGCAGAAGGGGTAAATGCTTCGGGCATATCCGCAAACAAAGGGAGTATCGCCACCTTGCAAGGCTACTTCACAAACGGTTCAGCGAAGAAGGCTCTCCAGCTTACTAATGCTCGCAAATTGTGGGGAAATTCGTTCAATGGCACTGCTGACATCAATGGAAGCATCATCGTGCCTAGTGGAAAGTATATCTCCATCGGTAACATCAAGTTGGAGTATGATGCAGCTAATAAGGCGCTGAAGATTACGAATACTACGACCGAAGAGGTGGCTAACCTCTACACAAGTGGTGGTGTGTCCGCTTATGGTGTTGGAGCATCATCATCAAGCGGTGGTGGTTTCAATGGCTCTGTCAAGGCTTATGCTGATGCTATCAGGCTTACTACGGAAAACCTTTCAGAGATTGCTTCTGCATACTCAGTAGCAAAGCTCTATTCGGAGATTCAGAATGTAGCAAGTGCTGTTCCTAGTATCAGCGTGTCTGTGCCAACTGGCGGAAATGCCCTCACTGGTGCAACCTATGATGCAAGCACTGGTGTGATTACTTTCGCGAAGGGTACGTTCCTCACGGCTCATCAGTCTCTCGATGGTTACGTGAATGCGATAGCAGTCAGCGGAAGTGGAAATGCCGTTACTGCCGTTACAAAGAGCGGCAAGACCATCACCTTCACGAAGGGTGCTACATATCTCACATCGCATCAGAGTTTAAGTAATTATTACACCAAGAGTAGTGTAGATTCACTTCTTAGTGGTAAGTCGGCAACTAGTCATACACATAGTGTAAAGATTAACGGTGTTACTAAAACTATTGCAGCTACTGGTGGTGCTGCTGTAGATTTAGGAACTTATCTTACTTCTCATCAAAGTTTAGCAGATTATGCTAAGAAGAGTGAAATACCTACAAAAGTAAGTCAACTTACTAATGATACTGGTTATATTACTTCTAGTGGAAGTTGTGCTTATGCTACAAATGCTGACAAGGTTGATGGTGTTCACGTTACTTGGGCAGGTGAAATAGTAAACACAAGACGGCTAGCTGCTTGGGAAAATGATGGTTCTGCGCTTCGAGCCATAAACCCTGCTAATGTTTCTGTAGGTAATGCTGATAAATTAGATGGTATTCATGCTAATGGTCTTCTTACTGCTCTATCTAATTCTAATAATGGTATTAGTTTAACAGTTGGTGGGACTATTAAAAATTTGAATAATATACAAGTTTATTCTGCCACTAAACTTGTTACTTCTCGTAATATATCTATAGGAGGTAAAGATTTTGTTGGAAATGCTAATTTTGACGGTTCAGGAAATATAATATTAAATGGAGCTATTAATCACTGTACTATAAATATAGGTAGTACAGACCCTAATCCATACAAACGTGTTGCTCATATTAAAGTTAGTAATAGTTGGAATGATAATGCGCTTCTACTTTATATTAATCAAGGATATTCTGGTGGAAAATTTGGTTTGTGTAGAGTTGATTTTAGAACTAATGATATTCAAAATAACGATAATGCAGGAGGAGGTGTTTCTATACGTTGGTTAATACGTTCAGGGTATAGTACCGATAGTGTTCAAGCCGGATATTATATTCATTTAAAGAATGCTTATGTTGACGTATTTGTTAAAACTACTGGTGCTTATCAAGGAACTGTAATTCGTGTTATACAAGATTCTCGTGGTTCAGTAAATAATTACTTTAGTTTAATTAATTCAAGTACTGATCGTGAAGCTTATACTAGTTTGTCTGCTGCTGCTATTAAATTGTATAATATTGCATATCAAGGTACAGTTAGTGGTTATGATGATGGTGTTGTAAAGTATTCTAACTCTACAAGTAATGCTGATATGGTTGATAATTGTCATGTCGCTAAGTGGAATGGACTTCCAATTGTTGATAATGCTGGAGTTATGGAAATTGGAAAATATATAGATTTTCACAATACTAAAGAAGATTCAGTAGATTATTCTACTCGAATAGTATGCACAGGTGTGCATAAAAATATAGTTAATCTTCCATCAGTAGGTGGCACATTAGCGTTAACTTCTGACAATGTAGCATCTGCATCAAAAGTTGCTAATGCTCTTTCTTGGAGCGGTTACAGTAGTGGTTCTTATAATGGTTCTGCTGCAAAGTCTATTAGTATTCCAAATAATACTAATCAGCTTACTAATGGAGCAGGGTTCATTACAGCTAGCGCAAGCATCACTGGCAACGCTGCGACTGCTACGAAGCTACAGACGGCACGTACAATATGGGGGCAGTCATTTAACGGTACGGCTAACGTGAGCGGAAGCATTACAGGTGTGAATAACATCACGATGAGCAACAACTCATACCTCTATGGAAAAAATACTGGTGGTACGGCAATACAGTTAATAGCAATGGCTAGCTGGAATAGCATAGATATTGGTAGAGGTGCGCTTGTCCATAAATATACCACGCAGGTGATGGGCAAGACTGTAGCCCTTACCGCCTCTGACGATAGCGGAAAGAATACAAAATCGGTGGAACTCTCAACCGCTAAACTTTATTCTAATGTAAATATCGAAACAGAGGGAGGGTTTCTTGCTCATGGTGGTGTTACTGCTTATTCATCTTCTGATATTCGATTAAAACAGAACCTACATAAACTCAACTACTTAAACATAATAAAAACAATGGGTGGTAGTTATGGTTTTACTTGGAGAAAAGATAATAAACATAGTATTGGTTGGATTGCTCAACACGTATTAACCAATCCTTATATGCGTGATATTGTAGAAACTGATGAAAATGGTTATTATAAAATTAATTATTGGTCTCCAAAACTTATAGCAACTGCTTTTGGTGCTATTGAACAAGTTGATGATGAAGTATCAAAATTAAAAGCTAGAGTAAAACATCTTGAAGCTGAAGTTAAACGATTAACCAATGATAATAAACTTCTTATAAGTAAATAGTGATAAATAACATATTGTATAACAATTAAAATTAAAGATTATGGCAACGAATTTAAAGATTAATTCTAAGAGTGAGCAAACAACTGCTACTTACACAAAAGATGATTATCGTGTTGAGATTACTTATAATGTAAATCCAACAGCTAATGTTATTAAAGATATTAATATGTCTATTTATGATAATATTAATGGAAATTATATTGGTAATGTTAATGCTAATAATAATGGTAATGACTTACTGACTTATAACATTAGTGGTATTCTTCAAAGTAAACTTACTGATGTAGTTACTCTTATTGAAGAAATAAGTCTTGCTATTGGGTCAACTATTGCAAGTGAATAAAGGTTAGTTAATGCGGATAGTTAGAAATAACTATCCGCTATTGTTGAATTTAATAGTTATCAATATGAGTGTAAGTAATGGAAAAATAACTGCTCCAGTTAGTATAGATGATATTAAAAGCTGTTTTGGACTTGGTAGTAACGATTTAGGTACTTTAATTAAGACTGCTAATATAAACATTTGGGCAAAATATAAACCTACTGTATATCCTTCTCCTTTTCCTGATGATTGGTATAGAGGAGGAGATGGAAATTATGGTTTAAACATTACTGTAGATAATAAAGTATCTACTGTGTCAAATCTTGTTGCACAATATAGTAAAACTAATAATGGATATGGTAATCTTTATAAGCGTCCTACTGGAGGCAGTTCTGCTCCTTATAGATTAGGGGATTTTAGAGGTTATAATCATAATGCTAATCCAGAACTTAGTGATTATCTTCCTGTTACTCAACTTACAAGAGAATCTGCACATGAATTAGCTGTAGCATATAATCCTATAACTACAGACGGAGACCAAATATCTTATACTCAAATTAGTGCTTATAGTGGTTTTAGATTTGGGTTTATTATAATGAACGGAAGTAATCTTGCTACTATATTAACAGCATCTACTACTATAAATAATGGTAATTATAAAGTTACTCTTCCAGCTAATAGATTACAATTAGGAACATATAAAGTTTATCCTATGTTTTGTTCTGCTGATTATTCTAGTAGTGATGTATTAAAACAAATGAATCTTTATGCTATTCCTAATCTTACTGGAGGAAAAACCTTACAAATAATTAGTCAATCTAATGTTGTAGCAAATTATTTTGAAAGTATAAATTCTAAACTAGTTGGTGGTAGAATTAGTGTTATTTTAAAGACTAAATCGAATGCTCCTAATCTTACTGCTACAGTTTATTGTGTTTATACTACTACAGACCCTTCTAAAGGTCAAAGTTTATCTAGTGGAGAAAGTTATAAAAATCTAACTTTAGCTGCTGGTGGTGCAACAGCTTCTACATTTTTTAGTATAAACGCTAGTAAATCTTATCATATTTATGTATTGTGTCAACAACAATGGATAATTAAAGGTCTTATACCACTTCAAGATATAATAGATATTTAAATAATGTTGTTACCATTTATATGAATGAATAATTTTCTTATATTTGCATCGCAAATAAGTAATCAAATTAATAATAAAATTATGATTAAAGTAAAACAAATTAATGCTGTTAGTGCATATAATGTACTAAAGCAAATTAAGACTAAAGAACTTCCTGCTGAAGTAGCTATTGCTATTTGGAAGAATGTAAAGAACCTCAAAGCTATTGCAACTTCTTATGAAGATGCTATTAAAGATTCTAAAGAGTCTCTTAAAGGAGATAATGATGAAGAAATGGCTAAGCTCCTTGAAGAACTTCAGAAGAAAGAAACAGATGAAGCTGCTGGTAAATATACTTTTACTCGTACTGATACTGAGAATCGTATTAAAGTAACTGAGTATTATTCTAATGTTCAGAGTAAGCTTACTAAGTTTATTAAAGAACTTGATAATAAAGAAGTAGAAGTAGAACATATTACTATCAAAGAAGATGATTTAATTAAAGCTCTAATTGGTACTGATTTTAATATTGGTGTACTTGAGCTTATTGATTTCTTATTTGAAGATGCTCCTAAAGCAGATGATAAAGAAAATAAGTAAAACATTAGAGCCGCCCCGTAGAAGATGTAATTGGTAGAACTTCTAACTAATCATGCCTTTTACGGGGCGGCTTTCATATTAATAATTCAAATAATACTACTATGGCTTCACTTGCTCAACTTACTAGTGAAATTTTACATGGAGTAGGTCAACCTAATAATCATACTCTACGCGAAAGAGTTCGTAATGCTATAATTCATACTCGTAATGAACTTATACGTAGAAGTTATGAAAATCATTCTTATGTTGATAAGATTCATACTCAATGTTTTAGAGTTTCACTTATTACAGTTAATGATGGTGATGTAGAACTACCTGAAGATTATGAAGGAGTTCCACTTGATAAAATTAAAAGAACTCTAGATAAAGTTCCAAGACCTATTAGACTTACTAATAATCTTCCTTTTGATAGAGTTAGTTCTGTAGGATATAAAACTAATAGAGAATTTCCTTATATTAAAGAAACTACTGCTAGATTTAAAGGAAGTGTTCCTGGACTTTGTGGTGCTATTAGTTATGACTATATTAATGAATATCTTTATTTATTTCCAGCTAGTAGAGATAGAATTGTTCCAGTAGATACTATTGTTATAGAATCAGCTTTTGAACATCCTAATCAAATACTTGGTATTAATGGAGACCTTACTTTTGAGAATCGTCTTTATGATGATAACGAGTGGTTACTTAGTGAAGATATGATTGGTCAAATTAAAGAAATAATATATAAAAGGGAACTATTAAATCAACATCAAGAAACAGATGAAGTTCCTAACGTTATAAAATATAATTAGTGTATGACTGCTGTAAGACTTAATCCAATAAATATGAGTAAATATCATCAAGATATGAAAGATGCTTTTACTCTAGAACTTGAAAGAGCTAGACTTTCTTATGATGAGCTAGCTGGTAACATAGTTGAAAAACGTTCTAAGATTGTTCCTTATGTTGATAGTTTTGCTCTTCCTGTAATTGACTATCCAGAATTTCAACAGAACAAGTATATAAACGGTCGTCTTGAAAATGCCGCAAAAGGTATGTATGAAGATAAACGTAATGACCTTGAACATAAACATTTATGTTTTAGACTTGTTGCTTATGCTGTTGATTTACGAAAGATGAGTGAACTAGAACAAAAGATTAAACTTTATGAGAAATGTATTGCTTTAAATTATGCTGAATATAGAAATATAGTTGGTATATTTTATAATAAAGTACACGATGTTCTTATTCTTAAAGCTCATGGTTATCGTCTTGAAGGTAAACTAGGTTATGTATGTATAAATAGAGTTCTTAATACTGGTTGTAAAATTTGTGATTTTGTTGCAACTAATAAATATAAGAAAGAACTTGAAGCTAAAGGTATTAGAATTTGGAATAGAGAAGAAGCTGAATTTGCTAAAGCTAATGGCTTGGAATATGATGCAGTTGACCCTAGAATTTACAAAGCTGATGAAAGTTGGTATGAACTTGCTCTTTGTAATTGTACTCTTCAAAGAGCTTATGGTTATAAGCTGAGTATGATAGATTATCGTTCTGTAAAAGTACGACAATATACTAATGATGGTTTAATTGAACTTACTGGTGGTGATAAAGAAAAGATATGTCATTTACCTGTATCTTTAAAGATTAAACTTACTCTGTGTTTACAAGTAGATAAATTAATGTATACTAAATTTGTTAGAAATGAAAATCAAACAAAATGTGGATATGAAACGCATAGTTGGAAAAGTCGATAATGACTTTAACATTAGCGAAAGTGATTGGATTCCTCGTGCTGCTGCTTGGATAATCGATGCTCTTAGTCAAATGAAATGTCTTCCTATGGCTAAGAAAAATAGAAGACTTCAAATAGTTAATCGTATAGGTATATTTCCTTGTCAGTTAAATACTACTGACATTAAAGTATTTGATGATTATGGTTGTGAAATAAAGCAACTTGAAAAAAATAATAGTTGTTGTAATTCAGGATTTGGTTCTAAAACTAATGTAGAACCTAGTCCTGAAATTGCTATTATAGATGATACCAATAAAACTGGTCGTAATTTTATGAGGGTTGCAACTATTAGAAAAGCTGATGATACTCGTAACTTTGTAATAACTAATAATGGACATATTGAACTTAACTTTGATACTGATTGGATAAATGTTCAAAGTTTTGAACCTATGACATATTACGATGATTATTATGATTGTGAAGTTCCAATGGTTTATGATAATGGTATTCTATTAGAAGCTATAAGTTTTTATATTTTATATAAATATCTTAGTCGTGGTAGTCATCATCCAGTTTATGATTTAAAGAGTAGTAGTCCTGTTACTAATCCTTATATTCAATGGGAAAAATTAAAAAGTAAAGCTATTACTTCTGTTCGTAATGATTTATATAATGCTGACGGTTGGAGAAACTTCTTCTACAACTCAACATTTGACCCAAGAAGATAGTGATTATGAATATAGTTAAAGAACTTAATTTAAATAAGAATCCAAACGTTGTTCCTAATGGAAGTTTGGTATTTGCTAAGAACATTAAAGTTAGTCCTGATAATTCATATATTACAAATGAAGAAGGATTAACTTATGCTTTTAGTACTCCAATTTCTGGTACTATAGTAGGTATAATTCCTTGTATGAAAGAAATTGTAATACTTAGTTATCTTGAAGCTGATACAGGTGAAACTAGTTCTCACATTTATCGTTGTGTAGAAAATGAAGTTACTGGTCTTTTAGATTTAACAGAAATATATAGTGCTTGGAATTATAGTGGCGGAAAGATTGTAGGTACATATACTTATAATGTAAATAATGAACTTATTGTTGCTATTGGAGAATATGATGCTACTAAAATTATTACTCACAATAGTAAAGATGATGATGGTGTTTATGAAGAAGTTGTAAAAAATAACATTCCTCTTAAAACTATCAATCTTTCTCGTTGTACAAAAGAAGATAATCCTGAACTATATTCTATTTGTGCTAATGTTCCAGTAGCTAATATTAGTCTTAAAGATAAAGTTCCTGGAATTAGTATGCCAAATGGTATTTATCAATTCTTCATTCGTTATGAAATAGATAGTAATTATTATACTAATTGGTTTCCTATTGGTAGTAGTTATCATGCTATAAATCTAGAAGATAAAGTAATTATAAATCACGTTTATGATGTAAAGAGTAGTACTAATCTTGCTACAACTCGTTGTGTAGGTTCATATAATAATGATAAGAAAGATTGTAATTACAATCTAAAGTTTAATATTAACTTTGATGATAATTATAATTATAAAGCTTATCAAATAGGATATATACTTAAACACGAAAACACTGCTTTACCTCGTATTTGGAGAAAGTTTGGTTTTGATGTTCGTGAATTTATATTTGATGCTAGTAATTTTGAAGAAACTTCAATAGATGAATTAACTAGTAATAGTTTTAATTTATTTAATGTTGCTTCTCTTTGTAATTATGAGAATCGTCTTTATATTGCAAACTATGATGAAAGTGATTATAATGTAAATCTTAAAAATTATGCTGCAAAGATTAGAGCAAAGATGATTTATGAACCTTGTTCTAAATCAAATACAACTACTACTACAACTAAAGAATATGAAACATATACTTTTAGTTGGTCAACTAATGCTATATTTGCTGCCATTGTAGAAGTATCAAAACCTTCTGGTAATACTATTGTAGATATAGATGGAACTAAAATTACATATCATATAGTTTTAAATGCTAGAGATTACAATGAACTTAAACGTTATCTTTGTTTTGTAGCTAGTGATAATGAAAATGTTAGTGACTTTGATAATCTTGCTCTTGGTGGTTATGAAGGTAGACATGTATATCCTTGTTCTAATATAGCTTTTGGTGTTAAAGATGATGGTACTTTTGATATTATAACTATTCCTGTAAACGGTAAGTCTAGTAGATTATATGGTGGTCTTGGTAAAGGTGGTGGTACTGACCATAAGCATACAGGTTTAAAACTTAATACTGCTACTAGTGGTATAGTTAGTAAATTAGGTACTTGGATACCTGCTGCTTCTTATAGACCAAATAGATTTAGAATGAGTAAAGCTAGTAATACTAGAGTATATACTACTACTGTATTAGTAGATGATGCTGTTAGAACTTTAATGCCTAATAGTGTATATAATTTCTTTATTCATTATGTTCGTAAAGATGGTACTTATACTAATGGTTATCAACTTAGTAATGATATTCTTCCAACTACAATTTTGAATACTGTTACTATGACTGGAAGTTCTACAATAGATGTTCAACTTAGCAGTTTAACATCATTGAAAGAACGAACTAGTAGTAGTACTTCTGGTAGTGATAGAAACTTTACTAATTTGCTTAGTATTGAAGCTCTTAAAGATAAATATGCTTATGAAGTTGTAAGTACTGCACCTTCTCCTTCTAATGCAACTATTCGTAAAGCTGCTAGTTTTGGATATTATAAAAACTATAATAACGACCTTTTGTTTAAAACTGGTTCAAGTCATAGTTTTGATAGTGCCAACGATAATACTTTATATAGAATTAAAGTAGGTTTTACTAATATTGAAATACCTGATGATTATATTGGTTTCTTCTTTAGTTACGAAAAACCAGAAGTAACTAATAATTATCAAGCTTACTGTGCTAAGAATGGAATAAATGCAAGTCTTTTTAAAGCTAGTGAAGTAGAAACTGGTAAAGTTAATTATAATGGTTCTATATATGTACCTGAATATAAAATAACAAGTAATGGATATGTGCTTCCTAGTACTAACCCAGCTTATATTAATAATTCTAGTATAGTAGTTAGTAATGCTGTAGATAGTGATAATCTTAGCAATACTATGAATACTGCTGGAATGGATGGCGGTATAGTTCTTAATTTAAAAGATAGCAAAGGTAAAATAACTCCCGATATTGGTGAAGTTGGAAATGTTATAATATTTAATCGTAATATATATTGTAAGAAAGATAAAGAACTTATTAGTTTTGGTCCTGTATGTTATAAACATGCTAATGTTAAAACTTATAGTTATGCTGATAGTAATGATGCTGATAATTTTCCTAACAATTATGTTCACGATTATGATTTTAATTATCCTGCATTCTATGTAAATGATAAGACTTTAGTTTATCAACGTAGAGTATATATATCAGATACTGGTAAAGTATATGATGTACAAGATAATAATTCTATAAATAGAGATTGGACAAGTTCTACTACAGAATATGCTAAGATTGTAAATTATAGTAAGTTTAGTAGAGTTAATACCAATGCTATTTCTATAAAGAAAGAACCTAACTATTTAGTTGGTGTTTTAGGTAGTGATGAAAGTGGTTCTGGTAGTCATCAACGTAGTGTTAACTTTATAGTTCAACCTTTAAACGCTACAGACCTTATAGAACTAAAAGATACGTATATAGAAAGTAATTATAAGCTTTATACTAATTATAAAGATAATCTTAATTATGATTCTTATAAACGTGCTACTATTCGTCGTAGTGATGTAATTGGTGATGAAAGTCTTGCTAATGCCTGGAGACACTTCCGAGCAAACAGTTACAAAGTGCTTTCTAAGAACAAAGGCAACATTACAAATATCGTTGGCGTAGGTACTGCATTTTTCGTCCACACGGAGCATTCTTTGTTTTACTTTAATAGAGATAACCTCCTCAAGACATCGGGCGACACAGCGCAATTAAAAATGCCAGATTTATTTGAAGTAGAACCTATTGAACTATTTACTAGTAATCACGGTTATGGTGGTCTGCAACATTCTCAAGCTTGGACTGTTAATAGTAATGGTTATTGGTTTGTAGATGCAGATAATAAACGAATATATAATTTTGATAATAATCATCTTACTGATTTAACTAGTGATATACTTAGTTGGATGAATAATGTTCAGATAGCTGATGCTCATATGGTTACAGACTTTGCTAATGCTCGTGTAATTATGTGTCTTGCTTATTATAGTGAAGATGTTGGAGATAGAGAACATAATCAACCTGGTTATATTACTTTATCTTTTAACATAATTAGTAAGAAGTTTGTTAGTATTCACGATTATAAATTTAACATAGGTGTAAATACTAAGAATCATTGTTATTTCTATTATGCAGTTAAGACTAGTTCTTTCCTTTATTGTTTTCATAAAAATACTCCTTTAGGATTCTATGGTAAAACTGGAGATTATGCTGGACTTGATGACCACGCTTATGGTTTTCCAGCTATGAGTACAAATCTTACTATACAAAAAGAAGATGGTACTGAAGAAACTAGAACTGTTCATCCTGCTATATTTGATGTTATCGTAAATGAAAATTACAATATTCCTAAATGTATTAATTCTATTAGTTATATACTTAATAAAGAGTATGCTTACTTTAGCAATCAAGTTACTAGAATGGCTGAACCACTTATGAGTAATGGAACTTATGGAGATATAGAACATTATAGTGGTGATAAACTTCGTATTTATACTGATAGTAATGATACAGGTGACTTAGATATTTCAGGACATAAAATGATTAATGATGATACTGTAACTAGAGATAAAACTCCAGATTATAAAGTTCCTTATTATGATAAAGGTATTTGGAACTTTAATTATATAAGAAATTATATTAGTAGTAAACTTACTAAAGAAGAAATCTGTAAGCGTTATAATTTGGATATTAATAATCTTACTCCTACACAAGAAACTAAAATTCAAGCAATGCTTGATAATCCAAGCGATGAACGTAATTTAGTTTATGGTCGTTATTTCGTTGTTAGATTTATCTTTAGAAATATAGATAATGTTCCTTTTAGATTTGAGGATTTAAATGTTAATTATTCAAAGTATTAAATTATGACTGGAAAAATTAAAAGAAGAAGTCTTCGTTGTGGTGGAAGACCTAAAGCTGACTTCGGTAGTTTATTTACGTCTGTTATAGCTCCTACTCTTAATGCAGCAGGTTCTATAGCAGATGAATCTATTGCTAAGCATAATACTCTTACTGCTGGCACAGTTAACAATAATACTGTAATTCCTAGTGACCCAACTAAAACTCCTACTATGAGATTAGGTGGTAGAAAGAAATGTTGGATTGGTGCAGCTATTGGTGCTGCTACTAGTATAGCAGGTTCTTTATTTGGTAATAACGCTAAGAAAAGAGAAATGCGTCGGCAAAAGAGTATTCAAGATTGGCAAACTACTACTCAAGAAGCTGATAATATGACTACTGCTCTTAATAATAGTCAAGATTATCAAGAAGATTATCTTAGACAATTTAGAACTGCTGCTAGACTTGGTAAAACATTAGGAGCTAAAGGTATTTATATTACTGACGGTGGAGATGCTACTAAGATAGGAAACAACACATATCTTCTACGGGGCGGCTCTCACGAAGATGTGAATGAGACTGGTCAAACAGGTATTGGTATTAATGTTGGCGGTAACGAAGTTGAAGCTGAAGGCGGTGAAGTTGCTCAGAAGAAGAATGGTGCTCTAAGAATCTTTAGTGCTCAACCTATTCTTAGTAATGGTATGAGTCCTGCTCAAGCTATTCTTAGAGGCTATAATAAAGATTCTGTATTTAGTCAACAACAAGCTTTTAAGAAAAGAAATGGTCTTAAAGATGATGGTAGTGATAAATATGAATTTGGTGGAGATATAAGAAGTATTTGGAATTTTATTAGAAGTAATAGAAGCCCTATTGATAATATCGCTGCATTAGCTACTGCATATCAAAAATTAAATTCTAATAGTAACTATAATAGACAAAAAGGTAAGTTTAAAGGTGGTACTTTTAGAGGTGCTGGTGCAGGTGGTACTTGGACTAATGATTATAAATCTAATAAAGGATTTGATAATTTTAATGACGCTTACGATGATGCTGTAGAACATAATGCTAAAACTTTTATTTTTGGTAATAAAAGATATAATACTCTTAAAGAAAACAATCCTATTAGAGAAATTAACAATAGAGCTGTAGGTTCTTGGAGGGATAGTGTAGTTACTAAAGATAGAACTGGTTATGGTAAAGATTTTGGACCTATAAAAGGTGATGCTTCTTTAATTCCATTAATTACAGAAACTTATAATCCTAAAAGAATCAAACATAGACTTGGCGGTGGTTTAACTTCTAAAGATAGAGGTTCTTCTAAACACCCTTATCCTTCTGTATCATCTAAAGATTTTGCAGGTGGTGGTAGAAGTTATCCTATTCCAACTAAAGCTGATGCTGTTGATGCTTTAAGACTTGCTGGTCTTCATGGAAGAAGTGATGTTAGAAGTAAAGTTTATAATAAATATCCTAGTCTTAGAAAGAAGAGTTTGTTAGGTAGTTCTAACCGCCCCGTAAAAGGTATGAGACCTAAAGCTGCTATTGGTATTTATACTCCTTTTAATAAACGTTATACTTCTATATACGATGCTCCAGATTATGATTATGATTATGATGGTGGTAATGCTTTAGGCGATAATGAAGCTATAGTTACAGCTAAGAGAATTAAACCTACTTTTATGAAACCAAATAATGATGCAATGAATCTTATTAAAGTTCCTAAAGAAGAAGTTCCTTATATACCTCAGAAACATAATCGTAGTCGTACTATATTTAGTGGTGGAGATTATTTAGGACTAGGTATTGATACTCTTGCTGCATTGAGTACAGGTCTTGTAAATTATAATACTGCTGGTAAATATAATCTTCCTGATAGAGCTCCTATCATTCAAGCTAGTAAATTACCTACAACTTATAATGTTAATCCTGAAATAGAAGAAGTTAAACGTTATAGAGATAGACTTACTGGACAAACTTTTAATAATACTTCAAGTTCTGTAGCTGCTCTTAATAGAAGTGGTGCTATTAATCTTGATGCTCTTTCTAATCTTAGTAAACTTTGGGCTACTAAAGAGAATGAAGAGAATAAGATGCTTACAGAAGATGCTAAGAATCAACAAACTGTTGCAGCACAAAACGTACAGAATGAACTTGCTCGTCAAAGTGAGATTGCTAGAATTAAGAATGAAGCTACTCAAGCTAAGGGTGAAGCTCTTAATGTTGGACTTAGTGGATTGTCTCAAGCTTGGACTAATTTCTGGACTGCTGGTAGAACTGCTTATGAAGATGACCAATCTAGACGTGCAATGATTGCTTCTAGTAAAGAAGCTACTCCTACTAGACTTTCTGAAATGGATTTTGATTTATCTCCTGACATTTTAGCTAGTCTTTATAGAACTGCTAAAGACGATAGAACTAAACGATTCTATTTATCTAGATTGTCTCCTAAACAAAGACTAAAATACGGTATAAATTAATATTATATAAATACTTCTGATAGTACTATTACTATCAGAAGTTTTACTATTTTTGTAATCAGTAATTAAATAATAATATTATGGCTTATAAAAACAATCAAAGTGGTATTACTATTGGAGGTTATGTTCCTCAACGTGTACCAGTTCGTTCAAATCTTGAAGCTCTTAGTCAAGCATTAAATAAAATTGATGAGCGTTCTGATAAAGCAATTCAACAAAAGTCTGCTATTACGAATGCTATTGGTCAATTAAAACTTAATGCTGCTGAAGATAAATGGAAATACGATTATGCTAAACGTATTGAACAAAAGATTAATGATGCAGCTCAATACGGTGATTATAGTAGAGCGTTAGATGTTGCTACTGAACTTGCCGGAAGTGCTACTTCTTCTCCTGAAGTTATTGGTCGTATTAGAGCTAATGAAAACTACGAAAAAAAGAAAGGTGAAGTTGAGTCTCTCGCTAATAGTGGTGTTATTAGTGGTCTTACTAAAGAACGTTGGCTTGCCCAAAATAAATATGCTTATGAAGATGTTCGTGATGAGAATGGTAATATAGTTGGAGGTACAGATTGGAAAGCTGGATGGGACCCAGTTAAGAAAGTTGATATGTCTAGACTTGTTACACTTGCTGGTCAACTTGCTGCTCCTATAAAACGTGCTACTAGCAGTAGTTCTCAACATAGTGTTTCTGATGAACAAGGTATAGGTAATGGTGGTACTAGTACTCCTGAAGGTCTTCGTTCTGTAAAAACTGGTTATAGTACTTCTAGTGGTTCTAGTTATCAAAGAGAAACTTTAACTAAACAAAAGATTGATGAAGTTTATAATAAGCTCTTTGCTCTTGACCCAGATAATATGAATGCTCTTATTCAGCAATTTGATGATGTTCAATGGAAAGTCAATCAACTTAAAGATAAACTTAGTACTACAACAGACCCTGAAGAACGTAAAACTCTTCAAAATAGCATTGATGCTTTTGGTAATGATATTTATGATGCTAATGGTCAACCTCTTAAAGTTAAAGAATATATGCTTAGTAAGATAGGTGTTATTACTAAGAATATGGCTTATGATAATACTAGTGTTAGTCATACTTCAGGTAGTTCTGAAACTAGAGGTTTAACTTATGGTACTAAATATGCTCTAGGTTCCGGTACAAATACTAGTAATATTACTGCTCCACTTCCTACGTTAGGAGGAACTTATTATAGTAATCCTGGTGAAGCAAGTTGGAATGTTCAACGTGATGGTTCTTATTTCCAACAAACTAGTAAAAGTCTTTCTGAAAATGGTATTTTAAATTAGTAAACTATGCTTAGTAAAAAAATATACGATAAGTTTATAAGTGATGGAGATTTTGTTGGTGCAGCTAATTATTTATCTCGTGCTCACTTTAGTGACCCAGTTAAACAACAAATGGTTAATCAAACTATTAAAAGTCTTAGAACTGATGGTCGTAGAATACAAGGTATAATGTCTCATGCTGATGATACTCAAAGAGCTGCATATAGTTTTCTTAACGCTGTAAATAATAATAATGTTCTTCCAGGTCTTAATAATGGTATAGATTCTGAAGGTAATAAACGTAAAAGTACTAATGGATTTAGTAAAGCTTATTCTGATGCTTTAAGAAGTTTAGGTAGTACAAAAACTACTGATGCTGAAGGAATATCTATTAAATTTGGTGGTAAAACTGAAAAAAGAACTTTTCTTGGTATTGATTGGTTAGCTAAAGATGTAGAATATAATGATGATGCTTTTAACGATATGTTGAAACGTACTCATCTTACTAAAGAAGCTTTAATAAAAGCTGGTGCTAAAATTAAAGTTCAAAATGGTCAATATATTCTTGATATTAGTAAACGTAGTTCTTTATTTAATAAGGTATATGATGGTATTCGTAATATTAAGAATGATAAAGGTCTGTATAGATTTCAAATAGCTGGAATTGATGCTAAAGGCAATATTATAAAAAATAATGAAAGTCATCGTCCAGCTTCTGTTATGGAAAGAGGTGAACTTAAACATCAAGGCATTAATGTTGCTACAAGAGTTGGTGCTTCTTCAAGTCCTATAGAAGAATCAGATGGATATTACTTTAATCCTAGTATTTCAATGATTAATAATTTTGAAGCTCCAGCTAAAGCTATAGAAAGTGCTAACCAAGCTATCCGCCCCGTAAAAGGTATGAGTGGTGATGGAAGTGGAATATCTACTGTTAGTTCTATGATTCTTCCTTTTAATAGTGCTCGTAGAAAACAAATTAGTGATGCTCTTAATACTGGTAGACTTAATAATGAATTAGCTAGTGCTCTTGTAAAAGAAAACAATGAAGCTATTCTTAATGGTCTTATGAATGCTGATTTTACTCAGTACGAAATGTATGTTACTGATGAAGAAAATCCCGATGACCATACTACAGTTCGTCATTCAGTAGATAGTAGTAACGAAAAAGCTAATATTCAAGATTTAGTACGTGCTGCTATTTCCGATGGAACTATAAGTGCTGATAAACTTGATTATTATGTTTCACTTGGTATGCAAGGTAATCAAACTGGTTATGTTATTACTATTCCAACTAAGATAGATAAAAATACAGAAACAGGTAATAGAATTGAAGATATTAAACAAAATAGTCGTCAGATATTTATCCCTGATTTTATGAATGGTGAAGCTGAGAAAGTATTCTCTCAAAATTCTCAGACTAGAGCTATGAAAGAACTTGCTAGTATGGAAATGTATAACTATCCTGTTGATATTCCTCAAGATGGTAGGCTTAATGTTTATAATGACCCTTCTACTGGAAAGGCAGTTTATCAAATGGAATACGATAGTGGTAGAGTACAATCTTTAACTAGAGATGATGCACTTCGTAAAGTTAATAAAATGCTCATAGTTGAAGATGGTATTGATTTAGCTAATAAACAATTTTATGATGAAGATGGTAATCTTCGTAAAGGTCTTAGAAATAAAGATGGTTCTTTAAATACTCAATTTCAACAAGATTTAAATAGACAAGTAGATGCTTATGTTACTAGTGCTATGAGTGAACTTTATCCACAAGCTTGGCAAAGTTTTGCTCCTATTGCTAATAATGTTATAAATGGAGATTTTTCATCTGAAGATTATAAGACTAAATTAGCTAAAGCTATGAATAGTTTTGTAGATACAGATAATATTAATCTTATTAATAATCAAAGAGCTATTTATTCTAATTATATTCTTAGTAATATAGGAATGTATGATAATGATGCTTATAACATTTATTAATTATGAATACAGAAAATGTTTTTAATAACAGTGGCATTATAGTTAGTAATCCTAATTATAATCCTAAAACAAAGAAGGGTCGTGCTCAACAACCCTTCTTTCATACTTTAGATGTAAGCCAAGATATTACATCTGGTGCAGCTAATGAATTTGCAAAGAATGTAGGCAATGCTTGGGTTATGGGTGATACTCATAATTATCAACATTATGGTGTTACTCCTAATCCTATTACTAATCTTGATAAAGAGCGTGCTGAAAATCAGTCTAATTGGACTAAAGCTGGTAACTCTTTAGGTCAAACTCTTGTTAGTCAAGCTATTCTTGGTACAATTAAAGCTGTACCTGATTTGTTTGATGCTGTTGCAAATGGTTTCTTTACTAGTGATGGTGATTATCAAAATCCTATTAGTAATAAAATTAAAGAATGGCAAGATTATTTTGACCAAGAAGTTGCTCCAATATATAGTGACCCTGAACGTAATGATATTTATAGTGGTGGTCTTACAAATTTTGGTTGGTGGGCTAGTAATTTTCCTAGTGTAATGTCTAGTTTAACTTTACTTCTTCCTGCTACTGGTATTATGAAAGGTGCTGGTGCTATAGGTAAAGCTCTTAAACTTGGTGCACGTAGTCGTAATGGTCTTAAAAGTTTATTTGGTATCAATAAAACTCTTGATAATATTGAACGTGGAGTAGAAGGTGCTCAACTTAGTGGTTTTCAATCTGCTGCTGCTAAAATTATAAATAGTACTAGAGAAGGTGGAAAACTTAATACTTTTGCTAATGTTGGAGGTAATGCTGTACTTCAACGTATGATGGAAAATTATCAAGAAGCACAAGGAGTTTATCAAGATGTTTATAAAGATGCTACTGATAAACTTAATCATATGAACAATCAAGATTATCAAGCTTTTGTAAATAAGAATCAAGAACTTCTTCAAGACGTTGATACTTCTGATAGAAATGCTGTTGCTAAAAAGATTTCTAAAGTTTCTGCCGATGAAGACTTTAAATATAACTTTGGAAACCTTACTTTTGATATTATCCAAATGTATGGACTTAGAGGTTTTTGGAAAGGTCTTAAAGATAGAGGCGGAGCTTATAGTCTTAATCAAACTCTTCGTAATAATAAACTTGCTATAGGTAAAACTGAAGAAGAAATTAAAGCTGCTACTGATAAAGTTTCTGCTTGGGTTAAAGCTCGTAATAAAGTTTGGGATAGACTTAAAAATGAAAAACTTATTGTAGCTGGAGAACTTAGTGAAGGTGCTGAAGAAGCTGTAAACTATATCGCTCAAATGGAAGGTACTAATCTTGGTAAAGTACTTCTTGATGAAGCTGATGCTGACAAATCTCCTTGGGACGATAGAATGAAAAAGTATCTTCGTAGTGGAAGTCTTGCTGATTCTGCTTTTTGGGGAGTAATGGGTGGTGTTGTATTTCATCATTTAGGTTCTACTTTTGGTAAAATTCAAGCTACTATAGATGAAAAGAATAAGACTAAAAAAGACGATAAAACTGGTGAAAGTACTCCTAGTTCTTTTGGTCTTAGTGAGACTGGAGAAATTAAAGCTCGTAGAGATAATATGCAATCTTGGTTGAATACCTTTAATACATTCTTTGATAGAGCTGCTAAGATTAAAGAAGGTATTAATCCTTTTGCTAGTCTTAATGAGAAAGCTGATATTAAAGGTAATACTACTGCTCAAGAGATTGCTAAGTCTAGAGCACAAGATGAACTTATTACTGATTTGACTTTGAATGCAGCTCATCACGGTAATGCTGGTTATCTTCGTGAATTTATGAAATCTAATGAAGTACGTGATGCTTTAGTAAATAAAGGTATTACTACTAAAGAAGATGCTACTCAAACTCAACAAGAGATACTTAATAAAATGGATGAAGTTACTCAACAATATAATAACGAACTTACTAGAGTTATAAATATTGCTGACAACTATGCTGCTCATCGTAAAGATGACCAAGTTATTCCTATTGAATATCTTCAAATGATTGCTACAAACAATGTCAAGTATGGTCAAGATATTGCTCGTCAAGAAGATAAACTTAATTTAACTCAATCTAATATTAATGTTGCTCTTCAAGTTAAAGAAATAGCTGATAAACTTGGTGATACTTCTATTGATGATTTACAAAGAGTTGCAGCTCAAACTATTCTTGCTAATAATCTTGCTGAACTTTATGCTCAACGTAGAGAAGTTGAAGAATCTGCTAAAACTGATATTAGTCAAGCTGTTGCTCTTGATAATATTAATAAAAATATAGCTGCTGTTCAAGCACAACTTACTCCTGATTATCTTCGTGAAGCTATTCGTACTGGAATTACAGCTTTTCATGACGAAAATGGTGTTCTTAAATTTAAACCTAATGAAGGTGCTAGTAAAGAACTTAAAGATATTATGTCTTTAAATTTTAATGATGCTGAAGGTAATGAAGATGCTACTAAGCGTGCTGATTACTTTAAAAGACTTGATGAGTATGCTACTAAGCATAATATTGTTGGTGAACTTAGTAAATATTCTGATGAACTAAGTATTGCTGAGCAAAATAAAGCTTTTGAAGATAATCGTAGAAAGGCTAATCAAATTCTTACTGCTGCTGATGAATTTGGTATTCCTGGTGTTGTTGGTAAAAACTTTACCGATTTACTTGTTGATAAAGCTATTGCTGAAGTTAATAGAGATTATCTTAGAAGTAAGCAAGTTAAGAATAGAGAAGATATTGCTAGTGAACTTAGTTTCTTAAATCAAACTCTCGATGATGCTAGAGTTAAAGTTGTAAATCAAAGTTTTGATACTGTTAAAGATATAGCAAAACGTAATAAAGATAATCGTGATGCTATTATTAATGCAGTTGGTGCTTATTATAATCAAGACTTTGAGAATTATGATAATTTTGTATCTATTTTTAATGATAAAGATAAAGCAAATTTAAAAGAATCTTTAGATGCTCTTCATCTTAGTGGTAATCTTAATTACCGTTTTGGTGAACAAATACAAGAAATGCTTGCTAAAGATGATTTATTTGAAGATACTAAACCTGCTGCTACTCAAGCTCAAGAAGAAGAAGCTGAACAACTTAATTCTGCAACTCCTGCTCCTACTGAAGCAGCACCAACAGTAGAACCTTTAAATCCTTCGCTCTCAGCCTCTCAAACTGAGCAGACGAATAATTCATCAGGTTCATCAGTTGAAAGCGTTACAGCGCAAGGAAATACGCAATTATCGAATGTTGGTACACAACAGTCTGCGATGAAACCAAGTAAAATTGGAAAATTAAACTTTACAAATAATAAGTTTGTAGCTAGTACTGGTAATGAGACTGCTTCTGACGATTATCAACTTATTCCAACTCAGAATAACGATGAGTATGAAGTTCATCCTACAAGTAACGATAACATTGCAAGTCTTACGACTAATGAAGATTTGTTTGCTAATGCTAATATTGCTACTCAAGATAACGTAGGTATAACTTCTTATCCTATTATTAGACTTACTGGTAATGATTTTGAAGTTGTTAGTCAAGGTAAATTAGGAATTGAAAATACAAAAGAAGAAACTTTACCACAAGCATCTTCTACGGGGGGTTTAGAACAAACAAAATTAGTAGAATCTCCAGCAGCAGCTGAACCTACTAATAATGTTGAAGAGACTACTCCTGAAGTTGAAGAACCTAAAGTTCCTGATTTTATGGGTAATGCTTCTGATACTAAAGTCATTAGAGATGTTATTACTGAATTAAAAACTACTCCTGATTTAGATTTAGATGCTAAAGCTAAAAGTATTCTTAATGACTATGTAGCTAAAGGTTATAGTGAAACTGAAACTAAAAAACAAATAGATAGTGCTTTCAGACGTATTCGTAAGAGACAAGAAAAACTTATGAATAAAGAAAGTACTGTTGCTTCTGTTTATTTTAGCAGTTTTGACCAAGAAGAACGTAATGCCAGGTCTAAAAATGGTAAAGCTGTAGTATTTGATGATTCTTATAAAAAAGCTGTTAGTGACCTTCTTGATGTATATGCTAAAGATGCTGAACTTCCTCAAATCAACGGTAAGTATTATGGTAATCTTATGAACCTTATGGATTATATTAAGTCTGCTTATGATGATTATTCTATGGCTGACTTTATGTTTAATAGTTTGTCTGCTTATCTTAATACTCCTGAAGGTCAAGCTAAGTTTAATATTACTGATGCCAACGATGTTAGTAATCCTGTTGCTTTCTTGAATAATTTTCATAAGTCTCAAGCTGAAAGAGATGCTGCTCTTCCTAATGGAACTGTTCATCAAGTTAATATGAATCTTTCAGATTTTGGCACAAATGAAGATATGAAAGAAAGTTATGCTGAACAAGTTAAACTTAAAAATGGCGATAAACTTACTATCGAAAGAGTTACTACAAGTAAAGGTACTAGTCGTTTAGGTATTAAATCTAATGGTAAACTTGTTGGTAGCATATCAATTCCTTCTATCGGAAATAGAGGTGAATATATTCAAAAGAATGATGGACTTATTTATCATATAGATAAAGCTGATGGTTCTAAAGATGGAGCACTTAAACAAGTTCTTAAAGATATAGCTAGAAGTAAAACTTCTGAGCATGAAAAACTTAATGAAATTATTCATAAAGCTGCTTTTGATAAGTTTAACGCTGAACAGCTAGTTAATGAATTTAAGAGTAATCCTATTGTTCAAGATATGGTTAAGAATAATATGATTAATTCTGATGAAAACGGTCCTGAATATGAAGTTGCTCTTAACGGTCTTGCTAAACTTTGGAGATATAATTATAAAGTTCTTACCGAAGGAGGAGTTAATAAGTTTACTGGTGCAGTAGTTGCTAATTCTATAGATAAATGGTTTGATACTCTTCGTGAAAGTTATAATGAAACTAGTAAATTAGATAACAATTCAAACATTGATATTGTAGCTAGTGATGTATTTGAAGGTGAACTTATTCGTAGTAACGATGGTACTTTTAAAAGTGATGCTGAAACTTCTCAACCTATTCAATTAGCTATTGCTAAAGATACTAAATTTGAAATTGCTGCTAAATCTACTACTGGTGAATTTATTAATGGTATTGGAAGTAATAAGTTTCTTGTTAGTGTTGGTCGAACTTATGTCACTGTTCCTCGTAGTAACGGTACTGTAGATATTGTAAATGCTTATCCTGTAAGTTGGACAGGTGCTACATACTATACAAAAGATGACAAACAACACTATGTTGAGACAGGTAAAGATTTTAAACAACTTCAAAATGCTATAGTTACTCAAATTAAAGATAGACTTGCTTCTCTTAATGATGGTGATTTTACTGAAAATAGAGATAACTTTATTGATTTTATTGATAATCTTCTTAATATCAATAAAAATCCTATTTTCCTTAGTAAAGAACTATCTGTATTTAGAACTGCAAATATTCTTGGAATTAACTTTGGTAATAAGAATAATCAACTTCTTTTCTATAGAGATAAGAATGGTGATGGTATAGGTCAAATAATTAATAAAGTTGATGGCAAACCTAATTATATTTCTTACAATAATGATTTATCTGTTATAACTGATAGACTTATTAAAGGAATAAAAAGTCTCAATTTCAATATTAACTTTGCTGTTTTAAAGTCTGATAATAATCATAATATACCTCTTCAAGGTATTACTAGTAGAACTACTGATGGTAAGTTTAAAATTACTATTCCTGAATATAAAGGAAAAAATGGTGTAAATCTTACTTATGATAGTTTTAAAGACTTTATTCAACAAAATAATCTTCTTAGAGTTAATATGGCTCAAGAAAATGGTAGTAATATTAGAAGAACTGCTATTAATAAACAAGGAGCTAATGCTAGATTTAGTTTTCAAGTAACAAATAAACAGGAAAGCCGCCCCGTAAAGGTTGTTGATGATACGAATACTTATATTTCTAAAGCTGATGAAATTAAATCCATTGTAACATCTAATTCTACAGATAAAGGTTTTGAAGTTGCTAGTGCTCTTTTATTAGATGATACATCTAAAGAGAAACTAAATAGTATTAAAAGTGATAGTTCTTTACGTAAACTTTTGGCTAAAGATATTATCTTTGACGAGGAATTTATGAGTAAACATCACGCACAAGCTAATGCTGTTTGGAGTAAAACTAAAGGCGGTAAAGTTGTTATTGGTCAGATATTCTTAGATATGATTAATAGTAAGAAACCTGGTGAAAAAGGTAGAGCTATTAGAACTTTGATGCACGAAAATCTTCATGGTTATATTGAAGATATGGCTAATGATAAACGTCATCCTAATGCAGTTGCTAATCTTAGAAATAGAATGCAAGATATTTATGATGATTTTGCTACTGCTATTAATCAAGATATTACTGATTTAAAAGCAGGAAATATTGATGAGATTAAACAACGTAGGCATATTCAAGATAAAGCTACTCTTGAAAAGATTAGTGAGTGGCTTAATAATGTTAATACTTTTACTGCTGAAAGTTATGCTACTCGTGAGAATCCTCAAGATGCTCTAGAAGAGTTTATTGTTGAATCTCTTACCAATGTTGATTTAATGAATTATCTTAATCAAGTTGACGCTGATGGTGGAGTAGTTAAAGGTAATACTATTTGGCAGAAAATACTCAAGTTTATTGGTGATTTGTTTGATATTAATATTCGTCCTAATAGTCTTCGTGCTAAACAAATGGAAGTTCTTGGTGAAATATTTAAGAATAATCAAGAAGCTGAAGTTAAAGCTGAAGAAAAAGAAGAAGAAGTTACTCAACCAACAACATCTTCTACGGGGGGTATAGAAGAAGTTGAAACAGAAATAGTTGCTGATAATACTAATAGTATTATAGATAGTGATGATGTTGGAAGTGCTAATGAAACATTTGATATTAAGGATGAAGATGTTGACGCTGATGATGAATATGATGCTGATGAAAGTACTAGTGAAGAAGTAGCTTTCAATTCATTCAATTCAGCAATCGAATCTCTCCCGATGTCGGAACGTGCCAAATTTGCCTCTCTCGTTAGCTCTGCTGCAATTTCGATGTCTTGCAAATAGATTATTCATAGAATATATTTCAAGGTTCTAGAGGAGAATTTAAATTCCTCTAGAACTTTACTTTTAAATAACTAATTTAATTAATAAAGTTATGGCTTGTAATTTTAAAACAACAAGTGCTGGCACAAGCATTAAACGTAAGGTTGGAGCAAATAATGCTCGTTTTGTAGCGTTAATTAGTCTTATTAGTAATCCTGAAACTGGAGGTTTTACTGATGAATTTGTTAAGTATTATCAGAAAGTAAATCATACTGATAATATTCCTAGTGTTGATAATTCTGAAAGAGGAGTTATCGCTAATACTGCTATCCGTTATTATAATAGTATTCACTTTGATGTTAACGCTCAAAGTACAGGTACTTATTATGCTAAGGATGTAGATGCTTTCGGTTATAGTGATAGTCATGCAAAAGTATATGCTATTACTAGAGCAATTCCTAATATTATGCGTAGTATGTACGTTAGTGATATTAGAAGTGGAGAAATTGTTGATAAGGATACTATTCTTGGTGATTTAATTAAACGTACAAAAGTTAGAATAACTAAGGATGTTGCTGCTAATTATCTTAAAGCTATTGGTAAACCTGCAACTAATGCTGAAGTTAATAAGATAGCTGATGCTCTTCTTAATAATAATGAAACTTATTATAAGAAAGATGAACTTATGCTTGCTATATCTAAAGCTTTTGATAAGAATGGTGATGTTCAAGTTCAGAATACTTTTGCTATTTATAAAGATATATTTAAAGATACTACTGGTAAAGATTTCTTTAATAGAGTTATTATTGCTGACCCTATTATTGGTAATCTAAAATATAGTAATGAAACTGAATCTAGTCTTGCTGAAGCTTATGCTGAAGATTTTGATTCAGTAGATGATTCTTCTTATAATAATAACGAAGATGAAGATGTACTTACTGTAGGCGATAGACAAGATAATACTTGGAATGACCATAGTGGTCTTGGTTCTAGTTATATGAAAGGTTTTGACCTTGATATTCGTCTTAATCTTTCTATGATACCTAAACTTACTAGTAATACTGTTGGCACTAAGACTTTAAAGTCTGGTAAAGTAAAAGATGTTTATGACTATGATAAAAACAATCCTACTGGTAATGTAGATTATATTGACGTAAAAGATATTATTAGTACTCTTAGTGCTAAGAAAGATGTTTCTAATCTTAATACTTTTATTGATAGTGTAAAAGAAGCTAGTAATATTCCTGGTATGGAAGGTCTTATTAAACTTTATAAAGACCTTACTTCTGATTTAGATTATGCTGCTCGTCTTTATACTCAATTCAAAACTGTAATTAATAAATATGAAACTCGTATTGCTGACGAGAATACAGCTATGAATAAGAGTAATAAGAATAGTAATGCTCAACAAGTTCATGCTCTTAGTTTCCTTAATGATGCTAAGTTTACTCATATAAATACTGATTCTGATGTTACCAATAAACTTGCTAATGAAGTAGATGAAACTATTGTAGAATATACTCAAGCTCTTGCTGCTGGCGATGAGTTTGCTTTAGACCAAGCTAAACTTTATAATACTATTGTTGATAGAATTGCTTCTCGCATTAAAGATTATTATCCTAGTGCAGATAAAGCTTCTATCGATAATTATGTTCGTCTTGCTAATAATGGTGAAGTTGCTACCAATATGCGTTATCTTACTGATAGTCTCAGAAAAATAGCTAAAGCTTCTGATGCTACTACTTCTCAGTATACTGAAAATCGTGATGCTATTAGTAGTATTAATAAAGAAATTAAGAAACTTCAAATTAAGATTGACGAAATTAATCAAGATGATTCTAATAGTTCTAAGAAATATAAAACTATTGATAAAATTAATGAAGAAATAGATAAACTTGTTACTCAAAGAGATAATATTCGATTTAGTGATTATCGTTCTCAAGATAGTATTACTCAGAGTATTGCTTTAGCTGATAAACTTTATCCTTATTCTTCTGTTAAAGTTGAACTTAATTCTCGTAATGGTTTGGGTAATCTTCAATCTGATATTATCAATAGTTCTATGATTACTTATCTTCTTAAAGTACTTAATAGTCCTAAGACTACTACTGATGAATTAGGTAATACTGCTCCTGAGTCTCTTGTTAACTTTGCTAAGTTTAAGTTTAAGAATAATCAATATAATCTTAGCAATATTCTTATTGAGACTAAGGAAAATGGTAAGATTGTAAATTATGGTCTTTTTTATTATGATGCTGATAAACAGAAATATGGTGTTACTAATTATGCTTCTGGTTTACTTAATGTTGCATTATTTAATGGAGCTGTAAAAACTGATGAAGGTACAGGTATTACTTATGCTCAGATGAGTAAAGGTGATTACGTTTATACTGCTTTTGCTAATTATTTTAATAGCGATAAAAATATTGATGCAGATAGAGTAACTAATAGTATTCCTCTTGCTAATTACTTTATGAGAACTCCTTCTGATGCTCCTAAAACATTTGTAGTTCGTGCTCCACGTTATCATATAACTAAGAGTAATCCAATTAGAACTGTAACAAATGCTGCTGATGTAGATAATTATATTAAAAATTATGTTGCAGAACATATTTCTAGTATGTCTGAAAGTGCATTTAATCAAGCTAATCCTAGAGCTAGATTTATTCAACTTGAAGATACTCGTAGTGACCGTGCCCAAATTACTAGAGATTTAACTGATAATAATATTACTCGTTCTGTATATGAGAATGAGATTATTCGTAATGATGGTAAAACTGCAACTATTGGTTATCAATTTGTTGATGAAGATGGTAATATAAACAAATATATTATTACTGGTTCTATCCGCCCCGTAAAAGGTATGAATAAATTTGTTATTGAGAATGGTAAAGCTACTATTCTTAATAATAATGAAATGAGAGATAATCTTCGTCCTATGATATATGATAAGTATCGTAAACAAGCTTATCGTAACGGTAGAATTGGTGATGTTCAAGTTAATTATCAAGTTAATAGAGAACATCCTATTTATAAACAATTTAGAAAGATATTCAATCAAGAATTGACTAATATGGCTGAAGCTATTAATATGATATTCTTGACTGGTGATGATGGTATTATTCAGCGTGAAGCTGATGGTAAACCTAAATTTAATCCTAATAATGCTTTTGGATTAGATAAAGAGTCTGCTCGTAGACTTTATGCTAATTATCAAACTAAGAAAGGTAAATATCTTGATTCTAATTATGGTTTAGTTGGAAATATGTTCCATAGTGATAAATTTACTATTACTGATTATAAGACAGGTAAAGTTCGTAATTATGGTCAAGAACTTCTTGATAATTATTTTGATAGTCTGTATAATGGTAGTAAAGGTGGCTTTATTCATTTTGGCTATGAAAATGGTAAGATTAAACTTAATCATACTAAAGAACAAGCTGAAGCTATTGATAACAAAATAGCAGAATTTATTAGTAATTATATTGATAGTTCTGCTGTACGTATGGATGAATTTAAAAATCTTGATGTAGCTGGACTTATTAATGATGATAATGTTGCTGACTTTGCTCTTAATTATCGTCTTGCTTATAATTATTTTGATGATTTATTTGAAGGTGATGATAAGTTTTATAAGTCTTCTCAAGACTTCTTGAAACGTGCTAAGGAAGGTCAAGCTAGTGGTACTCCTTATAGCACTTTCAATATTTATCAAGATGAGAATATGATGCTGACAGACTTAAAGAAAATGAGTTATCTTAATAGTCAAGCTATTCAAGATAAACTTAATAGTCTTGGTCTTCATGTTACTCAACGTCCTGGTTTTGTTGGTATTACTATTAAGAATACTGTAAGAACTTCTCACGAAGCTTCTCAAAATGGTCCTGTTGTTCACGAACTTGCTCGTGTTTATATGAAGCACGACCCTGAACTTACAGAAGCTGAAGCTATTGCTAAAGCAAATAAGCACATGGAAGGTTATCAAAATACTACTGTAAACGATGCTCAGTCTTATATTACTTTTGAAGAATGGATTCGTCGTG